CGGCCAGCCATGCCCAGCTTTCCTCTCACCGTCAGTCCAATAGTCCCGCAGATTCCCCGAATAGCGGCTGTGCCGCCGCCAATCGAAACGGCCGGAATGCCTACCCCTAGCCAACTTTCGCTCCTGCACACGATCCTGCACAAACATCAGGGCCAGAAACACGCCAACCGCTAAGTTCAACCCCAACCAGACCGCAACAACCACGCACAGGTGCGTCAATCTTCTTCCCAGCCGTCGTCATGCTCCCCCGATAGAAGCTGGTACCAGTAGCCGCCGAAATAGGCGAACACACCAACACCGGCCAAGATCAAAGAACCAAGAAGAGCCGCAACTGCAATCACTTGTAACACCCCACAGTCTCAGGGTTTTGCATGTGCGGGGAGCAAGCCCCGAACGTGAAAACCACACCAACAAGAAACGCTAGAAAGCTGAAAGCGGCCACGTTCTCACGCGCCACCAGCCCAACACGCCACAGAGTCCAGCGGTCACTCATAGCTGATCGACTCCCACGTCAACGTGTGCAGCGTGACGATGCGCTTATGCCACCGCTCCCCCGGCACACTTGGGCGTTCCTCGCGGGTTTCGCTGCGCTTGTAAACCACATCACCCCAAGGGGCGAACAAACGCTGAACCTTCCCATCGTCCACCGTCACCTTGATGCCCTCAGGCTCACTTACCATGTTGTCCCGCTTCCCAAATCGCAGATACATCGAAACCGACAGGGCCACAACCAAGACCGACCAAACGATCAACGCAGCCAATATCTCCCCGGTCACTTGACCGCCCTTTGGTAGTCCACAACGCCGTCCCACTTCGTTCCGCAACCAGACCGGCAGCACCACTTACCTTGATTGCCGTACTCAAAGGTCAGTAGCCAGACACCGGAGCGGTGCAGGCAGCAGTTAGGGCACGGCTGGGAATGAACATCGTCGTACTGCCACTTGCCGGTTCCCCGGCACAAAGAACAGTCACTCATGGTCATCCTTAAACGCATGACGGACTTCGGGGCGCTGCCAGAGCATCAAGAAACGCCACCACCAGTAGCGGATCACCCGACCTCATCAATGAAGCCGTAAGACAGGGACTCAGCGGAGTCCAGCCACACATCACGCCGCTGCCACATCGTCTGAAACGCATCTAACGTGATCTTGCCTTCGGCGCGGGCCACAAACAGGCGTGCGATCCGCGAGGACATAACCTCAAACCAGCGGGCCATGTCTTTAATGTCTCCGGTAGACCCCTCGGCCACACCGGACGGCTCATGCACCAGCAAGTAGGCTTCGCTGCCCATTCGCCGCACATCAGCGGTCTGCAAGATGATCGCCGCCATGCTCGCAGCGAAACCACGCACAGTGATCGTAACTTTGTGAGTTCCGCCGCCCCGCAACGAATACTGAGTCAACTGGTCAACCAGAGACATGCCGTGGATCACCGATCCACCCGGCGAGTTGATGCGGATTTCCAGATCGCAGTCAGGGTCTTGCCGGTGCCACGCATCCAGCGTGCAAAGGCATGAGTTGACCGTTTTTTGGGTCACGTCGCCCTCAAAGCGGTAGACGTGATGGTAGAAGTCGCCCAACAAGTCGAAGTCCTCTTGGCGGATCACCTTGTCGCGGCTGATGCGCTGAATTTCCGACTCGTAGCGTGCCGATTCAGCTTCCCAGCGGGCTTGTTCAGCTTCGGCCTTCTTGATCGCGGAGTCGCAGTTGTAATCAGCAACCCCAGCCTCAGCCAGAGCCGCTTCAGCGTTCATCTTGCGGATTTCCGCAATCCGCATCTGCTCGTCAAGTTCTAGCGGAGTTCCGTTGCGTGCCAAATTGATTTCCTCAATCCCAGAGATAGTGAAAGTTGCCCCGTAGAAGCTTCCAGTGCTTTTTTTTCGGTTTCGGTTCGCCGGTCTTGCGGCTGAGAGTGAAGCCGTCACGAATCTCAGTGAGGATTGCGTGCCATTCGGACTCCGAAAGATGCCCTGGAATCGTGGAGCTTTTAGCGATCATGCGTTCACACCCGGCCACGATCACGTCGGCCAAGAACACATCGAAGTTCCACATATCAATTTCTGATATGCCGCTTTCGTACCGCTGGGTTGCGTGGCGCTTCTGCTGCCATTCGGTCATGCTGTTGACGAAGCGGTCTGCTCCGATCATGTGCTTTCACCAAACAGAGGGCGGTCAATTTCGTAGCCGCGCAACACTTCCTTGAAATGCTCGGTCATGCTCTGCTCCTTGAAGCCGCCAAACTCGTTAAAACCGCCAAACATTACCGCAACCAGCTTGTCGGCAATTTCGCCCAGTAGGGCTTCTTGCTCAAGAGCCGCTTTGATGTGCTTTAGCTCAAAGAGTAGCGAATCGTGGCTCCATTCACTGATTTCGGGATAGCCTTGGTCGTAGAGCTTGCTGACCTTCTTCAGAACCTCAGCGGCCTGTTCAACGTCAGCGACCGTCAACTGATCGCCGCCGACGTTTACACCGAAGTTCAAATCTCGGCTCACCAGGCGGCTTCCTGAACCGGGGCGGCAGCCGACTTGCGGGAACGCACGCTTGAACCGATTTCCTCAGCGGCAAGCTCAAGGACAGTGTTCTTCTTGCCGTCCTTCTCCCACGAACGCTGCTTGAGCGCCCCGGTAACAATCACCAGATCGCCCTTTTTCAGCGAGTCAGCAGCACCCTCAGCAAGCTGACGCCACGCAGTCACAGTCAGGAACAGGCTCTCGCCGTCCTCCCACTGCGAGGTCTGCTTGTTGTACTTGCGGTCGTTGCGGGCCACCGTGAACTTCACCACCGCATCACCGGCCGGGATGAAGCGAATCTCCGGATCGGCAGTCAGACGGCCGACAATCGTTGTGGTAACACTCATTTCTTTTGCTTCCCCTTAATCATTTCCAGGCAATAAGCCTGATAGTCGGTGTCGGGTTTCCGCTCACCACAGTTGGAACACTCCACAGTTGCCGATCCAGTCAACTGCCCCAGGAAAGGCATTGAGCATGACCAGCAAGGTGCCGAACGGCGCTCCCACTGAGCCTCAAAGCCCAGTAGTTTCGTCGCACGGCGATGGACGGCAGCAACTTGTAGTGCTAGATCAGCGCCGTCCCAATACACCAGTTGCTCGCAGTCGCCACGCCACACCTTGAATAGCTTCGACGGCTGCGCCACCAGATCGCGGATCATGTAGTTACCTACCCGCGAAACAATCTCGTCAATGTCGGTCACCAAAGCCTCGGCCGCGAGGTTCAAAGGCGACTGAGGCTCTTTAGTCGCGGAGACACGCGACTGCATAGCAGTGACCGGCTTGATGCCAACAAACAGACGAACCGCTTCCTGAATCTGGATCAGTTTGTCCCGCTTCAACTGAACCGCGTCCAAGCAACTGACACACAGAGTGTCCGGTTTACTTGTTGCCGCAGCAGAATCGCCAGAACGCGCCACGCACCAACGACCAGACCGGCAGCGGTGATCTACGACGCTTGGTTCCGATGCTTCTGATGCCAAATCCGGCTTCCTTCGTACTTGCAAATCCGGCAGCGACGGCTTCCGCTCCCAGGCTCGACGTAAAGGTTGTCGCCCTCAATGACGTGGCCGCGTTTGCACGTCGGCTTGGGTGGCACGACCCGGCGAGCTTGAAGCTCCTTCCAAAGACGGTGCCGCTCAAGCGGACCTAAGCCACCCCAAACCCCGGCCCGCTCAGAAGCGATATGGGAACGCTCGTAGTACAGGGCAGCCGATAGGCAATGTCGGCGCACCGGGCATCCGGCACAGATCGCTTTAGCCAACCTCGACTCCGCGCTGTTACCGCCGCCCTTTGTCTGCTCAAAGAACGGCTCAGTGCCTATCTCTTGGCAGGATGCGTATTCTCGCCAGTTCTCCATGTTGCCTCTCCCTAACCGTCCCGCGACGGCCGGAACCAGCGCGACACAAACCGGTACTCACGGTCGACGCGATTTACGTCCTTCACCGTCTTAAACACATATTCGGCTTGACTGAAGTTCTCTGCCGGTGGCAGTTCAGTCCCGTCGTCCCGTGAGGGAATCCACTGCAAGTCCCGGTTCACACCCAGGTCGGCCACAATCTCCTGAGCGACGTGGTGCGCAAACGTGGTGAAACCCTGGCCCCACTTGTTACAGAACTTGCAACGCCAAAGCTCATGCGGATTCAGAATGTCGTGGTCGGCTATCCGCTCCGCGATCCGCTGAATCACTTCGTAGTGGTCACTCATAACGTCCCTTTTGTGGCTGCCCGGTGATTAGTGCGACCAGATCGCGTAGCTCCATCACACAGAAGTAACTTCCTGGGTCTGTAGTTCCTCGCCGCTTCGCCACGACCACCCCACACAGGGCATCGTCGTTACCCGCTTCGACGTGCGCCTCACGAATCCAGCCGGGAAAGTCAAGCCGCGCACAATCCTTGGCTTCAATAACGAGGCGTTGGCCGTGAACGCGGACACCGCCAATGTCTCCCCGGTCGGCGCTGCCCGTTTTCACCTTGCGGTCGATGCGGTCGTCATCCAGGGCGGCAGCCAGATAATCGGCTACCGCCCTTTCAGTGCGGCTCCCAGCGGCCTTAGCTGACCTTCGTGAGCGTGCCACCGCTTCCGCCAATCTCTAAGTACACGTCACCGGTTTTCTCGTCGTAGCGGTAGCGGTACTTCGACATATCCTCACCGCCCCACACACCATGAGTTTCGTAGTGGTCGAAAGCGTTCCTGCGGCACTGCTCAATCACCGGGCAAGTAGCGCAAATCGCCTGTGCCTGTTTGATGTACTTACGGGCACCAATACCCGCCTTCGGCGGGAAGAACAGGTTGGTATCCGCGTCCTTGCAAGCCGCATCTTCACGCCAACCCTCAGGACCGGCCTCCGCGTGCTTAAGGCGAGGCTTGGGGCGGCTCAGCCACACCCAAACATTGCCCTCGGAAATCTGTAAGCGTTCAGCGATTTCCTCGGCCTTCACGCCGTTGGCGTGCAGTTCATGAATCATGTAGCGGCGGCGTAAAGCCGACAGATCGAAATAGGTTGGGTTTGCCAATTCGGGAACCTCTCTAATACAGAACAAGCAACAGGCACAAGGCCCAGCACGCCAGGATCGCCAAGACCCTCACGGCCACTTCAATTTGAAAAGAATCCATCCGGCATATAACCCATCTGTTCCATGCAGTCCTTTTCCTCATCAGATGAGGACAGTCGTGCGTATCGGCCCTCAAAATGCAGGTCAACCGAACCGGTACGGCCGACACGGTTTTTGCCGCAGATCATCCGCACTGCCGCCTCGTCGTCGTCGGGGCGGTGCAGCAACAACACCTGATCTGAGTCCTGCTCAACCGCTCCTGACTCACGCAGGTCTGCAATCGTCGGATCGCGTGGCTTGCCGTCCTTTACCGGGCCGCGATTCAACTGCGCCGCAACCACAACCGCAATACCCAACTCGCGTGCCATGATCTTCAAGCTGCGCGAAATGTGCGCCACCTGCTGCTCGCGGGACACCCGGCTGTCGGATGCCGTCACAAGTTGCAGATAGTCCACAACAGCAACTTCAAGATTCGGGATCGTGCGGCACCGTGCAGCGATCTGCTCGACGGTCAGCTTCTCCCGATCATCAACCCACAAAGGCATCGCTGAGTACTTGTGTGTATAGCTGTCGATCCGGCCAAGCGAGTCAGCTTCCAGCTTGCGGCGAAGAAGCTGCCGCATTTCCACATCACCGCCACACGCCAGAATCCTCGTCGTGACCTCCTGGCGGCTCATCTCCAACGAGAAGAAAATTGCCGGGTGGCCGTTCTCCGCTGCATGGGCGGCAATGTTCAACCCGCCCAACGACTTTCCCACGCTGGGACGGCCACCAATAGTGACCAGACGGCCCTTAGCCAGACCGCCGTTAAGCCAGTCGTTGACCTCCCACCACGGCGTAGGGATGCAGTCAGAGTTGTCGTCGTCCCACAGCTTCCACTGCTCAATCAACTCATCGAACTTCGTTGTGCCGCTGGATTCCGGCTCGCTCATGTTACGGATAAGCTTTGTGGCCTTGGCGTAAACCTCAGCCGACTCGTAGCCGTCTGTATAGGCCAACTGCTGCAACTGCACACCAAGCTCCGCTAGACGGCGCAGGCGTGACTTCTCCGCGATCACAGCGGCGTACTCAGGTGCGTTCTGGACAAGGGGAACCGTCTGGATCAAATCGACCAGATAGTGCGCCCCGCCTGTGCGGGTTGCCTGACCGCGAGACTCCAACTCTGCGCCCACGGTCACCGGGTCAATGGCATCACCGCGAGTGAACATTTCGATGATCGCCGCGTGGATCAACTGGTGCTTAGGCAGGTAGTAGGAGTCGTGCGAGATGGTGTCGATGATTTTCGGAATGGACTTCGGTGATGTGAGAATCGCTCCCAGGAGAGACTTTTCAGCGAACTCGTCGTTAGGTGGCTGTGTCATTTCGTAAACCTGCCTCTACCTCGTCTAGCCACTCGTTCTTGCTGTGCCGCATAAATTCGCGGGCTTTGTTCAAGCCGATACGCGGCGGGGTGTCCGGTGCCGTCCAGCGGTATCCGTACTCAGCGAGTAGGGTCATGTTCCCCGTTTCGCGTGCGTGCTTGATCGCCGCGTGTACGCCGGTTTCACCCTCGCGGATTGCGTCGGAAACAAAGTAGGCAAGCCAAGTCACCCTCGCGTCCGGTCGCGCCGCCCACTTGCGGAGGGCGAACTCAATGACCGGCTTAGTGGCCCCTTCGTCAATCAGCTTCTCGACCTCTTTAGCCAGCCGCGACTGAATCTCCGCTGGATGGTCACCCAAGACGTTGAACACAATCCGGACGGCCGACGTGCGAGCGCCCTTGCCCACAAAGTCGGGATTCCACTCAAGCCAGTCCTTGAACTCGTATCCGCCGTCGACCTCATGCCACAAACCGGCATCGACCAAGGCGCGAATCTCTGACTCGCTGCCCAAGTCCAATGCCTGCTCGCGGCTCAACCGCCCCTGCTGCCGGTGATCCCGGCAGAAGCAGTTAGCGAACAGCCACAGGGCGATAGACCCCGGCTCAGATACCCGCGCTTTGACTGCCTTGGGGTGGCAGTAGAACCGTTTGTCAATCTTGCTCAACTCGGGCATCTGGATACCTCATTCCAAGGGTTGAACCGCGCTTTCACGGACAATTACGTTCGACACCGGGGCCAGCCGTGACCCAATTCCCCCGAAATCGGTAGCAGGGTCAATCAATACCCGCGCCAAAATCCATCCGTGATGAGTCTCCACAACCTCGCCCCGGCAGACTTCCCCATCGAAATCAACTAATACGTCGTCGCCAATTTCAAACAATGCCGCTTACCCCTAGTTCCCTCTTGCCCTTCAGCGATACGACAGAACCGTCACTGCCGACTAGGTACTTGCCGCCGTAGCCGGGTACCTCCCGCCATTCCTCAAACATCAATCACTTTTCCCTCATCGTCTAAATAGGCCCAGCGGCTCATCCGCCACTGAACAGGGACTTCCAACGGGTTTTCCCAAGGCTTCACATGGAATCCCTCAGCACTGGCAGCCGCAGAGTTGGCACCGGCCCAGCCGTGGCAGCCGGTAACCCCGGTGCCGCATAACAGGACACAGTTTCCGGCCGTCCAGCCGCCCCCCTGAGAGCGATTCTTGCGGTGATGCACAGTCAGTACCGGCCCGCCGCTACAGCAGCGTTCACAGAAGCGTTCAGCCCGTTCGTACACAATTGCGCGGCAGGACTTCTCACCCATTCGGGTTATTGGCACTCTCCGCCACCGGAACAGTCGAGTAAACCGAACGCCGCTCGTTCCACAGCACGCACCGCATGGGAATCTCGCGGTGGCCGTGCCGCCCCTCATGGCCGAACTCTTTGGTGCAGACCACCCACTCCCGTGAAGGATGGGAAGCACCGCAAATCTGGAAACCAGTCACCGCTACCACTCTCCGCGTCCCGCATCCTGATACGCCTGCCGCACCGATACACCAATGGACCGCAAGGCATCCAGCTTCTTCTCCAAAGCCTTGTTCCGGCGTTCCGCGTGCCGGTATGCCACATCAGCGGCATCGCGCAGTGTGCGCTCCACGTCAGTAGCAATCTCGGCCGCATACTTCTTCGCGTGCGCCGCACCCTCGTAAGACATATACGCTTTGGCGAACTCCAAATCGTAGATGCGATCAGCCTCAAGGAAGCGGTCATAACCCTCAGTGGCAACCTGAATGCCGCGAGCAATCTCGTTGACCGTTTCCAGAATTTCTTTCTCGACCCGAACCGGGTTGTAATCACTCACAGGTAGTCCTTCTTCCGCCACACGGCAGCAGGAAAGTTCTTCTCAACACCGCTACGTTGCGCGGCCGCATCGGACGTATCCCCATAGACACGGCAGCCGAACACGCAAGGGTCGAAACCCTCAAAGTATTCCGCAGCCTCAGCCTCAGTGGTTGGTGTCCCGTCATGGGTGAGGCAGACCGGGGCGGAAATCCATCCAGCTTCCACCCCGGCCGTGATCCACTCGCGGTAGGTCACTCCGCAGTCTCCCCAAACTGCTCGGCAATGTACTGCTCAACCTGGGACCGCCGCGCCTTCACCCGCCGCCCAAAGTAGGCGAACTTGATTGGCGTAGTGCCCTTCGCCCGCCAAACGTGAATCGTTGAAACGCTCACCCCCAGCATTTCGGCAACGTCCTCAATGTTGATGAGGTCAGACGAAACCTTTGCTGTCTCGTAGACCTCGCCGGTATCGCGCCAGTATTGGCTCCTTGCCATTACACCTTCACCAATCCGCCCTCAACGGAACGGATGAACGCCTCAACGTCCTCCGCAGATGCCGTCTTAAGCTCCCCAGGTTTACCGTCAGCCAGCTTGACCGACTTTGCGTATGCTTCGGCCACCGCTTCCAGCGTCCAGTCGTTCTTAGACGCAAGAGCCTTGAGTTGGTTCCGCTTAAGGTCGGCTGGCGAAAGCGGCTCGGCGTTTTTCACCGGAGCGGCCTTAGCTTTCGGGGCAGGCTGTGACGCAGTGTTACCGTCGTCGTCAGTCTCAGTCACTAAGCCAAGCACAGCGGAATATGCGTACCGCCGTGCGTAGGTGATCGCGCTCCCCAACGCCTGCGGGTCACTCTTAACGGGGTTAAGGGGCATTTCATGGCTGATGTACTGCCCCGACTTGTGCATCAAGTAGGTGGTAAGCACAGGCCCACCAGATTGTCCGACTGCCGGGAACTGCGAGACAGCCAAACCGTTCTTCGCAAGAATCGGAGCGGCCGCTGTAACAACAGTCGCAAGATCAGCGTAACTTGAATGAAAGTATGGGTTTTCCGATCCACGAGGAATCGCTGTGAACTCACCCTGAGCAGCTACCAGTGCGGCGGCTAGCTCGTTCAGCTCTGCGCTCGGCATTGCGTTTCTCCTGTTGCGCTTCTTTGCAGGCTCGGCATTTCCGGCCTTGCTTAGTGGTAATCAGATTGCTTCCAGAAAACGGATGACCCCTAATGCAATGGGTTTTCACGGCATGGCCGTTGAGTCGACCGTTCTCAGCGTTGGTGAGCAGACGTAAATGTCTTGGGTTGACACACTTGCGAACTCGGCACATGTGATCGACCGTCATTCCGGCTGGAATCTCACTAATGAAAGACCGCCACATGACTCTGTGGGCAAGCTCTAGGTGATGCACACCATTGGTAGACCAGTTGAGTTGCGCGTAGCCATGCGAACCGACGCTGTAATCGGTTATCCAGCAGTCATAGTCATTTATCTTCACGCTTTTCAGCAGACGCTCGGCTACCCGATCGGGGATCGGCGGCTTACCAGTCGGCTTCATCGCCAACACGAACCAACTTCTTAGTGCCGCCCTTGCGCTGACGAACCGTGTAGGCCAACTGCGCCAACTCCCAGCCCTCAGTCAAATCCAGCCAGTACAGGTGGCACTGCGGCTCACCCAGCCGGATCGGTGTATGAATCAGCAAGCCCCGTAACTGATCGCACTCAATCGGGGTGCGCTCACCGGTCTGCTGGTTGTAAAGAACACTGCGAGAAGCAATAGCTACCTGGGTAGAAACCTTGTCCGGATACTTGTTCTCATCGGTGCCGGTCTTGTCGTCGGCCGCATACACGATGCCGGTCGGCTTATGCCGCAGATAGCGGTCAGGGCTGCCAGCGGCCTTCAACTCGTCGCACACCACAAACGGCTCGACCAGCACCGGCTCAAAATCTGCCAGCGCAGCTTGCCGCGCAGCGATCCACGGACCAAAACCCTCGGGAATGTAGGCGGGATCGCCGCCATTGTCGATGATTTCCCAGATGCCGTGGAGCGCGGTACCCATACCGGCCGCGTCCTCCGCACCGCCAAGCTCTTTCGCCTTTTGAACAAGCTCTTTCAGGGGCTTCTTGGCGGACTGCGAATACCACGGCGACTCGTAAGCACTCGCCAAATGAGCAACCTGGGCGTAGATCGACTTCGACTTGACGGTCCCGATCATCGCCATAGCCGCAGCCCAATCAACCAGACCGCCCTTGTCGTCCAGCGCACCGGCCAACGTAGAAATGCGGGTGTACGGTTCCGCGTTAACCGGGGTCTTGCGACCGGCCTCAAACCTCAGCGGGCCACCATCGGTCGTCACATAAGGACGGCCGTGAAAATCCCTGGCTATCGAATAGTCAGTAATGGGAATCTCCTACGAATAGAGCAGAACGACAACGGACAGCGTTCCAAGCGCAACAATCAGGGCAAAAACAATGCTCATAAGCGAATCCATCTGAAGTGGTCGGAAATGTTGGTTCCAGTAACCGGAGTGAAGCATTGAGCGCAGCGGACTTCCTTTCCCGCTTTTATCGCATCGACCTCGCGGCGGGTTTCCAACTCCAACAAATTGCGGTGAACATCGCACCTGTAACCGTTGTAATCGCAGCCCTGAACATGGTGGTCAACCCACACCGCGAAAGTAGCGGCATTATCGCAAGGCATCGTGCTTCCACACGGCTCATCAAAACTGAAGCCGGTTTCCCTGCGAACATCAACGTCTGTTTCAGTGCCCGCCATATTCAGCCGCCTCGCTTGCGGCGTAGAACAATGTCCAAATCATCGAAAAGCTCTCTGGCAACGTCGGGATTGACAACGATTCTTAGCCAGCCCTCTTTAGGGTGCGGCAGGAGTTGACCAATCACATCTATTTCAATAACCCAATCAGTTTTAGACCTGATCCCCATAATTAACTTCCTCATAAAGCGCGGGATGGTCGTCAACTTCAACACCGAACTTAGACAAACGTTCAGCGATGCGGGACCGGAGGATAAACAAATCCTTTGCCCGCTCCGCCGCACGCTTACTCCCACGAAAAGACAGAACCTCGTAAATCTGCTCATCAATGTCGTCAATCATTTCGATGAGCTTTGTCCTGCGCTCCCAGAAGTCGGAAGCCTTCATACCTTTAGGGCGCATTATCCAAAATGGTGCGAACGACGGCACGCCACCGCGAACGGTAACCATCCGACAACGAATCCCATCCAGCAGGAGGATCATCGCAATCTTCGGTCGTGTGGTAAGCAATCCGCGCTTCTGCGGCCAGCTTGTCGATCAAGTCCTTGGATTCGTAATTCAACGCGGCAATCGCATCGGCAAGCATCTGCGCAAAATACTCCACGTCCTCAGACGGCTTTTCGATTTCGCTTTCGCCGACGTAGTAGCAGCCCTTACCGCCGTAAGAATTGCTCAGTTCCGGTTTGTAAACAATCTTGCCGGACGGTTCCGGCAGAATAAATGCAGTCATTTCTTCCTACTCTCAGTAAACGGAATGCAGCGACGGGATAATGCGGTACATCGACTCAAGCTGGCGGCGAACGTCCTCATAGGAGTGCATGAGTGAACGGGCCTGCGCAGCGGCGGAAAGGTCGGTGTCAGCCACCAACTCGTTCCACTCGCGGCGAATGCGGTCAGCCTGAGTCAGCAGACGATCAATGCGCTCAGAGGAAACCCGCTCCGAAACCGTCCTGGTGTAGCTGGTCGACACAACCCGGTGATGCCGGTGCTTACCGGCGTTCTTGCGGGCAAGCTTGCGTCCGACCATCTTCTCCATATCGGCCAGAGCATTCATCCGCGCCCGAACGTCAGAAGGGGTCAGGCCGGTGGTGTAGACGTGCCCGGTTTCATGGCTCTTGTAGCGCGGGTGGCCGCTGCCACTAATGCCGTCGAACACAAAGCCCAACAGTGCAGCCTGCCTGCTGAACTCCCGCAAAAAACTAGGTGCTTGCTTACTCACGATGCCAACGCTCCATTTCCCTTACGGACACGCACCTGGCGAATCCGGTTCCCCGGCGTTGATTGCCGGTAGCTCCGCTTGCTGCTCCCATTGCGTCGGGACGCAGACTTACCCAAACCGCCGATCCAATGGGCGGCGTGCTTCGGTGGCAATTTCTCGGAAGAATCGACAGGATCGACCACGGTCGGGCCAAGCAGACCCGCCACGCTCATCCAGCCCACCAAAGCGAGAGTTTCGTTGCGGGTTGGATAGCCCAACAACAACACACGCTCACGTTCAGAAAGATGCACAGCTTCTCCTTTTGTCTAAAGAGAGGTTTGAAACGGCCAGGGGAGCCGCGCTGCAATTCACCGCACTTCGCTTCCAGTCCTGCCCGACAATGGAAACCGAATCGCAAGGGGCTACAACCCTGGCCGTCGCCCTCACAGCCGGAATCGAACCGGGCGCGAGGCAGCCACGACGAAACCAATGTTTTACCTCCCTAGCGCCAGCTAGGAGTCAAGGAAAGGAATGTGCAAGCCATTCCAAACCCATACAGACATTTGATTTCAGGGCCGAGTCTTGTATTTAAGTGCCGGACGGCATCTGCTTTTTCGTACCGGCGTATTTTCGTATTACGTTATTGGGGCGCGGTAAGGGCGGCTATGAAAGCCCGTCCTCATAAACCGCGTCATGCACCAACTCGTAGTGAATCGGCTCATTAAGCTCATCTGCGGTGTAGATCACCGGCTCCTGGCCGTCCAGCACGCGGCGAATCACACGCGCCAAATCAGCGCCGGACCATCCGAACAGAGCCGGATGCGAGCAGACCGCAGAAATCTTGGACAGCTTCTCCGCGTCGGTCACCGGGCCACCGACGCAATCGCCTTGTCCATGACGGCAAGCACATCGCCGTGGGTCGTCTGAAGGTCGTCGTTGAACACAACCAGCGACTCGTAGCCCTCGGGCAAGAACTGGCGAACCACCCGCTGTGCGTCGTAGTCGGCAACGTAAGCCTCGTACACATGGTCGCTGGGGTCGTAGCGCAGGTACCCCACTGCGCCGTCCTGGTCGACAAAGGAACCGGCCGCAAGGCTGACGGCGGCACGCAGGCAGTAGTTACCGCAGCCGTCCGTTAAGGAACCTTGATGCCAGCCGGACTCAACCAGCGAGCGTGCCTTCGCAAGCACCTCGCGTGTGCCCTGGCCTGCCTGACCTTTTGCCACTTCCACCATCTCCCTGTCCCTGAGAGCTGAACTACAACAATGTAACTCTATCATGTATGCGGTACCAGATGTCAACTCAAACATCGGATTGATACCGTATGCGGTGAATGTACGGTCTGCAACTACTTCCATAGTCAAGCATACATGATACTCATACGCCTCTATGCAGGAGGGGCACGCATAGAGTAGGCTTGAATTATGACCACAGCACTTAGAGCAACGGTCGGCCCAGCTTGGACGTGGGGGGACCGCATCAGAAAAGTCAGACGAGACATAGCAAGACTCAGCCAGGGCAACATGGCCCACAGGCTCGGAGTCAACACGGCAACACTTAGTTCGTGGGAGGGCAACAGGGCCACCCCGCACCGCACCGTGGCCGAAAGACTGGCGCACAAGATGGAGGAACTGTTTCCTGGTAAAGTCACTGCTGCGTGGCTGCTGGGCCAGGAACCGGGCGATCCGGAGGCAAGTCCAGTCGGAACGGCCGGGATTACCCGCGATCCGAACTACGTCGACCTCATCGAAAATCCCTGGCTCCCCCGGATGGACTCGAACCATCAACCGCCCGATGGAAGTGTTCTTGCTGGTCAAAGCCCCGAAGTCCTTTCCGTTTCCAGGTCGCGCCAGATTAGGCAGCTAGAAGATAGACCGTTCTTGTTGAATACGCAAGAAGATTCTCCGGTTTGCGGATTTTCTGCACGTCTGCTAAATAGTTTCATCCGCAAGGACCGTCAAGACCTGGGCGGTGCGGCATGACTAGGCGGCGAGGTAGCGGAATGCATTGCACCAGTTACCAACTGCCCCAAGCGTGGGAGGACGCAGTTGAGGGGTGGATGCACTGGATGGTGGCCGCAAGTATCGCCAAACGGTCCAGGGAAACCAGGAGAAGTCACATCCGATCCACGGCCAGGGAACTCGACACCCGAACACCGGGCGAAGTGACAACACCCATGCTGGTGACCCTGTTCGCCATGCAGCCGGGATGGGGACAGGAGCATCGGCGCGGCATCCGAACCTCGCTAGTGCAGTTCTACAACTGGTGTCTGAAGAACGAAGCTTCAGACCACAACCCCGCTGATGGGCTGCCGCAGATACCGGAATCCAAACCCAAGCCCAGGCCCGCACCCGAATGGCTGTGGGACGAAATTCTGGTCAACTCGGAACCGCGAGTGCGGGTGATGATCCGGCTGGCCGGTGAAGCTGGACTCCGCAGGGCCGAAGTCTCCCAAGTCCATCGTGACGATGTTGTGTGGGACGGCGACGGGTGGAGCCTCGTCGTCCACGGCAAGGGCGACAAGCAGAGGGTCGTCCCGATCAACGAAAGCCTTGCTGAAGTGATCCAGCGAGGACCGACGTGGGCACCACCGGGATACCCCAACCTGGGCTACTTGTTCCCCTCCTATGACCAGTGGGGGAACAAGCTGGCTCCGCACATGAGCGCGGATCGGGTCGGCCGTCTAGTCGGTGAAGTGATGGGACAAGGCTGGACGATGCACAAGCTGAGGCACCGCTACGCCACTAGAGGTTTCGCCGGAACGAAGAACCTCAGGGCCGTACAAGAGGCTTTGGGTCATGCCTCGGTTGCCACGACTCAGCGTTATGTGGCGGTGTCGGCACCGGAGATACGGGCCGTTTCGGAAGCTGTTTACCAAGGCGGCAAGACGGCGTGACGTGAGTATTTGCAGAAATCTTCTTCATTGCCTTGACTGCTGACTTACATTATCTGTATGGTGGTTAAATCAAGCTCCCCGATGGGGTCAGCCGACGTTTGTCTATCGGTCAGTGTAACGGGTCAGAACCGTGCGTTTTCGTGGTAGCCAGGGACAAGCGCCACAATCAGATTGATGAGCGAGAGCTATCCAAGCCGGAACCTGAGTAGCTGCATGTGTTCGCCTTCAAGTGCCCGTCCCGGCCGATCAAGGGGCAAGGTATGAAACCGCGCAAGCGGCATACAAATTGCGTCTTGTGTTTCTCTCCACCTACGCAACTCAAGGCTTACTCCTGAAATAACCACAGGATTAACCACCTACAGAACGTCACTGTTAGTGGTTAAAGGGAGTGGTGGTTGCCTTTGTTGGGTACGTTACTAGGGTGGTTGTTGGGCGCTTTCGCGCCGCCTGGAAAACGAAAGTTGTTGAACCGCAATGTCAAGCTGAAGCCCAAAATGGCTTTTCTGGAACTCTGACCTGCGGAAACATTCAGAAAATAGGGTTTGACCTGGGGTTATAAAAACATCGAATTGGTAGAATGGATATATGACAGGTTCAGACCAAATCCGATTCAACGCCCGAATGACCTTGACCCCCGGTACCGAAGTGTCGATCACCAATCAGCGCGGCCGGTTCCGTTTCGTCAATGCCCAAACCACCAGCCAGGGGAAGCTGGTGCTGAACTTTATCGGCGGTTCTTCTGGGCATGAGGCGTTCCGCTCGTTTTACCCTGAGCGGGTTAAACGGGTGCATCGCATCGCCCGCACGCGAGCCAACGCCAGTTAGTTAACTAAACGCAATTAGTGTAAACTTAAAGTAGATGTATTGCTAGAGACAGGAACAACCCATGAAGAACTACGAACTCGGTGAACTGCTCGCCGTGCAGTGGAATCCAGAACTAGCCGAACTGTTCCCCAGCGCAGACCACACCGGCTGCCGACAGGAAATGCGGCACGACGGCACAAGCTGGTTCCCCTACAACCCTGTACGGTGCGCCGGGTGGCACTGCCACCGTTGCGGCCAACCCACCAACATGATGGGCCACCACAAATGCACCAACCCGCCCTGCACGCGAGGAAGCCGGTAACACCAATCATGGGACAGGTACTCGCCCTCATGCTCCTGCTGGGCACAATCGGTGTAGTTGTCAGCGCCGTCGCACCATTCCTCGTGTTCCTCATCATCGCGGCAGGAATAACGTGGATGCTGGTCGCCGTGGCACAAGAAGCGGACAAGCAACGCAACGCCAAGCTGATGCAAAAGTTTAGCCTGCTCAACCGCGCCGACAAGCAACACAACCAAATAATGTCTGGAAACCTGGAATCAGGAACATACGGAATCTACCAACCACCCAAAGGGCTGCGGTAGAAACACGAAAAGGCGGCAGGCTCGACCGGTTGGGGATGTACCGGGAGCCTGCCGCCCTTTCTATTTCTCACCCGATAAGTTGGGCAAGCCTTTTAATATCATCGAACCGGTAACCGCTCCACGACCATGAAGCATCATCACCGCAATCGACTTTCACTACCGGAAACGCAGAATGCCCCTCGCGGCGCAACTGATCGGCAGCCTCATCGTCAACCTCAACAACCGTGTACTCAACACCAACCTTGTTGAAACCGACTTTCGTTGCCCTGCACGCCGAACAATCATCGGGCGGCGTAAACATAGTCACCTGAACCATCACATACCGTCCTTAGCTGCCCACGCCGAAGGCTCCGCACCGGGAGTGAACAACGACGTGTTCCACACCAAACCGGTGTACCTGTAACCCGGCCCCGTAGCGATCAAATCATTGGTATCTTCCCAATACGCAAGCGGAGTGGCACCCGAGTTCTTAAAACAAGAAACACTTCGGTTCTGGCGGATATACCGGATGACGTAAATGTCGTTGTTCCGCACAATGTTATTCACCGGGCTATAACCAGGAACATCATCGTAAGTCGTTGGGGTTTTTCCCCGAACAATGCGAACCTTGTCGTTGAAAATGCCGGTAGTGAACTGGACTCCCACCCAAGTTTTCATTGAGTAGTCGCTGCACAAAACCACCGTGCATTTACCGTCACCCACATACATCATCGACACAGTTACAGTCAACGTATCTGTGTTCAAAGGTGCATACCACAACGCAGCCGCACTATTGAACAGTGAAAAGTTAGGGCCAAGAGTATTCGGTATATTCAGCGGATTGTCGTGAATGCTGATCGCATTACCGGAGCTACGCGGCACCCAATACTTGCCGACCTCTTTACGGTCAAACGTGTCAGAGAACTGCAATGCGTAGTTCGTAGAATCCGCAGTAGGAATCAACGGGTAACGGTGATCCGAACGCACCACCTTGCCGTAGGCCAAGTTCGCCACATCGCCGCTATCCTCAGTGAGCCGCAAGACGAAACGTGCGCCGTGAGGAATCGAATCCGCCTCATCAATCTCATTGAAATCAGCGAACCGGCCTTCCCACCGGCCTTGCACGCTGCCCGACCAAAGGGCCAGCTCAATACCGGCCTCGTCAGTGATGATAATTTCCGCCTTGGTCGACGCAGCATAATCCTTGCCAAGCCGAACATTGCGGATGAAATTCTGGCCCTTGCTCAAATACAAAGAGTCAAGCCTCGGTGCCACCCCAATAGGCATCAATACCTCTTTTACATAATGGGCAGCAGAAGCATCTTCGCTACCGCCACCAACAACAACACCAAAGACAACGACCCCAGCGACAACTGAATCTTCGGGCTAGTGAACTTCGTTGCCACACTGCCGAAGAACAACACCAAGGCGAACATGATCGTCAGAAGCGTGTACTTGCCGCCCGTGTCGCCGTAACTAGCGGACTCCTGCAACAGAGACTCCGCTTCAGCGGAGAACCTTTCGGCTTTCTCCTGCCCTGGCGGAACATACTCATCCAACGTCAACGGGGTGCCCTTAGGTAGAGTCCCGTCAGCCGGATTACCCTCTGCGTCAACCGTGCTGCGAGACAACCACACAACCTGAGCCGAATCCAAAGCCGGGGAGAAACGATCCCGCAGAAAACCCGCAAGATCGTCCCGGTTCAACAGAACCGACTTCTCCCACTCCAACCACACAGCCGAATCAATGGCCGTTTCCTCAACAGCCTTCGCCGCGAACCGGTTAGATTCGGCCCGCACAATCGCGGCCTTGTCCCACAACCCGTTTGCCTCGCCACCCCACCGGGAAGCTTCAAACGAAGCCCAGGTAGCCAAGATCGCGGCCACCGCCATGATGATCGCCATGACGTTCTCAAACCAGCGTTGCCGCCGCTCCGGAACAGTCTCAGCGTGGCCCCTCGGCGGCTGCGCGAACAGAAACCCCTTGACCGCAGCCCACTGAATCACAGCACCCCAGCAGTCTCAATATCAGTGATCGCCTGCATCAACTCCCAGGCATCATCCTTGTCCTGCGCGGAAGCCTGACAGTGCGCCAAATGATAGACAGCTAGCGCATCAGACATAACAAGCTGTTCCTCAAAAGTGGAATCGTCTGGCACGTCGGCGTAATGCTCATTGCACGCCGCACACACAACCCTCACTTCGCCTCAATTCTTGTCGCCCAACTCATCGCCGTAGTGACCAGAGTCTTTATCAGGGAAGTGCCCACTATCAGCCATGCTGCCCGATCCGTAACATCGAACGTAGGCTGCGAAATCGTTGTCACCACAGCCATAACGGTCACACCCATATCAACCACAATGTTCTGAAGAAATGTTCTCTGCGTAGTTGCGCCACCGGAGAACTTTTCTTCAAGAATCTTGTCGTCAACTTCTTCTTCGACCTCGGACTTAATCATCCGCGCAATCGACTGATTCGCCCTGACACCCATCGCTTCTCGGCCCTCAACAACCGACTGGGTGATCGCAGAACGGATCGCCTCACGCAACTCCGCACCCACATCAACCCGAACCGCTTCCCCCGTCTGAGGGTTACGGGCAACCAAAGGAATATCGGGCTGCATCTGCTGAGGCGGCTGCTGATAATTCTGCTGTGGCGGCGGCTGGTACTGCTGTGGCGGCGGCTGGTAAGGCTGCACAGGCGGCGACGGCTCCCGGCGAGGCGGCGGACTCTCCCAAGGCATACTCATCAGAAGCCCGCTCTCACATGGTCATACAACTCCCGCGCATTAACCCCAACCGACTCCGCAATGGCAAACACCATCGCCTGAGTCAGCAAGCCCTCGGCACGAACATTGAGAATCTGGCCTTCCAAATCCTCAACCCCAGAGTGGTGATGCGGCCGACCAGTCAGCGCAGTATTCGCACCAACCGGTTGGGGATCAGATACAGCGGGAGCCACAGGCTCTCTTGAAGGTACAAACTGAGCGGCAACCTGAAGGGCTTTGTGGTACCGCTGCACACGGTCGTCGTAGCCATGAAGCCCCCCATTAATAAGCCTACAGGTTTTCTCGTGATCCTCTCGGTCAGCAGCTTCATTGATCTGCGAACCTCTCGCCACCGTCCAATACCAAGCAGCGCCAAGGAAACCAAAGGTATCACCGGCCAACTCATCAGGATGATCCAAGAAGTACGTCGGGGAAGGAACATGACCTTGTGCATACGCCCACTCCGAAACAAGTCGATGGTTTTCGGCCCCGGTGATCTGGATAGGACCGTGACCCTTATACTTTCTGCCGAAACCGGGCTGGGTATTTCCAAGATCGGCGCGGCCCTCATAAGCCGAACCATCAGCCAACTCCTGCATGTATTTCAGGCCCGCGCTCTCATGCCCGATTTGGGCGAACCACTGAGCAACCCGGCGCTCATTCGTACACTCCGACTGCGCCAGAGCATATTTCACCGCAGGAAGCAAAGCCTCATAACGCTCAATCGGCAAGCTGTCCCCCATAGCGAAGGACAAAGCCTTAGCCTCATCCAAAGCCGAAGCAGGCCCAGGAAGCGTAGGAACTCCAACAGGCTCAGCATGGCCGTAGATGTAGCCCTTCGGCGGTACGAGGGTCGCACATTGGTCGAATTTTATCCAGTACACCGCAGGCTGGAAACCCGAATCCACAATCAGCACATGGCGAACACCGTTCTCATCCTCGCAGCATCCAAAAGCCGTAACGTAGTGATAAACGGTCCCGCCGCCGTAACTAGGATTGCGGACCTGCCCGTCAACCGGCGAAGGCCGCGAAGCCTTCGGATAATTGAACTGCGGCGCAACAAAGTTCAGTACCAGCGGCGCACCAGCATCAACAATCGACGTACAAATGTCGCGCCAGAACCTATCCTTTTCCGCAGGAGTAGGAGGATCGTGCGGCATCTCGACCAGCCGCCAATCCATGTGATGCGCCCTCTGCTGCAACACATCCCGAATCTGACCGATCCAGTCAGTTCCGCCCTCATGGGTGCGGCAATCACGCGCCAGGTCAAACTCATCAGCGTCAATTCCCAACGATAGGAGAATGTTCTCCGCACTCGCGGGGCCGCAATGGAAAATAGTGAGCTGAGTTGTACGGTCTACGGGAGGTAGTTGCAAAATCTTTTCAAACACGGTTCTCCCCGCTGTTCAGTTGTTGTATTCAGTTCTTAACTGTTGTGCTGGCCGCGATCCTGCGCCAAGGCTGCGACCACATCAGACGGTTTAATCATCTTCGCGTTCCCCTGAAGGGAGAACGGAACTTTCCCAGCGCCCACAAGCTTCTTCAACCCGCTCGCGGTCACACCAATGACCATGCCTGGGATATATGACTGCGGCACAGCAGCATCAGGGTCTACCCCTGCCGCGTAAAACTGCTTCCCGCCACCAAGATCGGGCAACAGTGTTGCCTCGGAATCCATGAACTCCTGATAATCGCTGTCGCTGATCGTCACCCATCCGCACCTGAGCATCATTTCGCCCAACCTGTCAGGCAAGTCAGCTACCTGGGTGCCCTCAGAATTTTTTATATGCATCAGTCAACTCGCACAAAGAAATTCACAACGAAGTGCTTCGGCCTAGTTTCGGGGTCGCCACCATCTACACGGTTGCTGTTCAGACCGGGACGCAGGTACGCCTCGCCTGCTGCATACGAGGCAGAACCCGCTATGCCCCGTCCGCTGTCGCCTTGTCGGATCGGGTCACGCGACGTGACGGTGAAGTCGGTGCGCGGTGCCCTAGTTGAGTCCTCGACGTGGGCGTTGAGCGCCCCGCCAGCCCACCCGGTTACGCCGCTTCTAGTTCCTGCACCACGCAGGAACGAGCCGCGCAGATCAGGCACCGTGTTGCGTTTGGTGAGCGTTGCATACGCGGTTCCTGCCACGCTGCGCCCATCGCAGAGCACCCACACCCCGGTCATGCCGCTGATCTCAGCCTCGGTGAGCAGCGACGAGATGACCGTCCCGATAGGTGACGGCTCCGCTTTGATCGCCGCGACTTCGGCCTGGAGTTTGGTCAACTCGGCCCGCATCGCCACCGTCACCCCCTGCAACGCAGACGATTTACCGTTCAGATCAGTAAACCCGGCCTGCACGGTGTCCATCCGAGCCGAGATGGCGTTCAGGTAGGCCGCCATCTGATTACTGACCTGCGCCAAAGGCAGTGCAGGGTCCATCAGAGCATCGGAGATGAGCGTCTTTGTGTCGGCAGGAATCGTGCGCGGGAACTGCGCCCGCTGGCCGGGGCGATCCTGGTTACCGAAAATTGTCGCCATCAGAACACCTGATAAGAAATGCCGTCAAACTGCACGGTGTCGAACTTGCCGGTGGGGGCCGAAACGGAAATGCCGCCGTCTGTGCCGATGCGGACACCCGCAAGCCGGTACGACGTACCGGTGTCCACGGCGAACGCGGCGGCGTTGACTTCAAGCTGGGGATTCGGGATCGCGCCGTTCAATTTTCGGACACCCAACCCCGACCCCGGCGATGTAACCTTGACAGCCACGGTGCCTCGCAGTTGCACCGTGCCGTTGATGAGTCGGGCCTCGACCAGTCCCGTGCCCGTGCCGTTGAGTGGGCAAGCCACCCAGTCGACGTTTGGCGGCACGGACTTGCCTCCGGTGAAAATGTTGCGGATCTCGGTGACGGTGCTGGCTGGCAGCGGAGGCGGTGCCGCCTTGTCGGCGGTCAGCGATTCCAGGTCTTTACGCATCGCTGCGATCACCGCTTCCATCACGGTGAAGTCACCATCAAACGGCGTTAGCGTGCGGGTGAACTTCTGAGGCTCACCCGCCCTATCCTTGTTACCCAGGACCGTCATCACTTACTCCCTGGGAAGTCGATGCCAGTAGCTTCGACCAACGCCGTCAGCAGATCGTTGAGTAGCCAGAACATTTCGGTGATGGACTGCACCGTCGCGGTCGGCCCGTTCATGGCGTTCATCACGTCCTGCACCAGCTTCGCTAGGTCGTTGTGGTTGGTATACACACCGCTGAATAGGTCAACAATGGAGTTCTCCCACCGCTCAAAGAATTCCTTGTCTAAGTACTTCTCGGTCACCCAAGCGACAATCTCCGCGTCCTGCGCCTCAAGCCGCACAGTCTCATCAACCGCGAACGCAGCCTGCTCACGCAGGGCAGCGATATCGGTTTCGCCGATCTTCTGCGCCAGTTCAGCTTTCATGGCGACGTTCTCCGCCTCAAGGGCGTCCAAGCGTGCCAGCAGCGAATCGACAACCGCCTGCGATACACCCTCACCGGAAAGCGCCGCTGCTTCCAACGCGGTGACGCGATCACCAAGCTCATCTTTGACAATCGCCTGAATCAGTACCGGCAACCCCGCCTGCACATCAGCCGCAGTCGGGTTGGCCGACACCGGCTTACCGGACAGCACCGACAGCAGTTGAGCAACAGCAACACTGCCGTCCGACAACGCCTGCCAGACCACCTCAACGTCAGCGACCGTCGCACCTGGCTTCACCGCAAGCAGATCAAGCAGAGGTTGAAGATTGGTTGCGTCGGGTAAACCGGCCAGGGCTGCGTCGATCTGCGTCTGGAACGTAGCCCCAAGGTTGCCGAAAACAGCAGCAACATCAGCGAGAGTGCCGCCGCCGCCAGGCTTCCCACCCAGAATGTTCACAACACCCTGAGACAAACCCACAGCGTCAGCGATCTGCTGGGCCTGCTCGGGACTCAGGCCAGCGGCAAGATCGCCGCCGCCAGCAGCCGCAGCGATCCCATCCCACACAGCCTGAACAGCCTGAGCAACCGACGCAGGGCCACCCGGCTTCTGAGCCAAACCCCACACAAGCTCGTTCAGGCTTTCACCGGCCTGCCCAACTTCTGTATACATGCCCTTCAGGAGAACAACAGCCTGCTCTGCCGTCGCCGGTTTAACCGGGCTGCCGTCAATGTGCGCCAAGCGCGACAACAAATCCTTCAGAACGGCATCCACAGCGTTAGCATCACCCAACGCCGAAAAATCCAGTCCCGCAGCAGCATCCAAAATCATCTGCTCCAACAGAGCGTTATCCACCCCGCCAGCAGCCAAATTCCCTACCGCCGCAACAAGAAGCTCATAAGTAGGATTCGGCTTGCCAGTGATCGCAGCCGCGATCCTCTGGTCAAGCATCCAAGAGTTACTCCTAGGCAGCGCTTTAACCTTACTCATTGAAATCGTCACCCACAGTCTCCTCGACCCTCTCAAGCGTCACTAGCAATCATCCCCAGAAAGCGACTGCTCCACCTGCCGCTGTTCGATACCGACAACTTGCTCGGATTGACGCAGAACCGCAGCCAAAGCGTTAGCGCGGGCCTCGTCAGTCGGATCGCCCACCGCAATTTCATCAGGGCTGGTCGTCCACGCGGCCTTAACCTCGTCAGCGATCTCTGGGTGCGCCGCGATCACCGCGAGCAGAGCCGACTGCTTGGCCTTCAGGTCAGCAAAAACCTCGTCATAACGTGCCATATCTTTTTCTCCTGTCACCATGTTTGGAGCGCGGCCCTGCGCCACGCATGAGCCGTGCCATCACCTGTGTAGATGTACAAGTGGTTGCCGTCCTCAGCCCACATACCGGGAGCACCTGCGGTGGCTGAGTTGGTCGGAACGGTGGTCTTTACACCGACTGGGAAGGTCCGCGCTGACCCTGTAGGGCTGGCATCAGCGCCTACGTTGACTGTGACAGCGCCTTTGCCCTGCGGGGCCAAAGCGATCCCCACATCTGCCAACGAGCCAGAAACTCCACCGATCTGCACGAATGGAAAATCTTTTCTTGCAGTCCGAACCTCCACATACCCTTCGGGATCGCCCGTTGACCAACCAGTAACGCGAAACAGGGTTTCCCCGGAGTCTTTGACTTCAACCGTTTTGGCGTTAATCGCCGGGTTGTTCAACGTCGGATCGTTCAAAAGCGGGGAAGTCAACGTCGGGAAGGTCAACGTCTTATTCGCAAGGGTTTGAGCACCCGTAGTGGTCACCACCGGCACGTTCCGCGCAGTCACCACACCCGAACCCATAGGGAACAAATCAATGCCTGTGTTCGCGGAATTATCCACTGGCGTGGCATTGGAGAGCGCCTGGAATCGCACTACGTTGGCGACTTCATCAACATTGACCTGCAACCGCGTCTTGAAGTTCTCGCTAGCACTGTTCTGGAAAACAGCGAACGGCACACTGTTCTTGTTCTCCAAACGAAGCCTGTAAAAGCCGGATGCGACAGTAGTCGAAGCCACAAGACGCACATCGCCATTCAGGTTAACCGAACCCAGAAGCACCGGGTCAGTCAAAGTTTTCTTCGACCACACAGCCTCAAGATCGGTCAGCCACAGGGCGATCCGCGCTTTGAACGCCGACCAGGGGCTGCGTTTTACAACCCCGCCGTCCACGATCACAACCTCGTCGGACAAATCCGGCTCAGGCTTAACCGGAGCTAAATCTGGGTCAACCAAACCGTCAACGCCGTCCCGACCGGGTGCCCCGTCAACACCGTCGCTACCCGACTCGCCTTTCTCGCCGCGAATACCGTCAACACCATCCCGGCCCGCAACACCACGATCCCCCTGCGGCCCCTTCAAATTCCCGGCAACAACCCACGCCATATCAACTCTCCAATTTAAAAACAGTGCCCGAAACGGAATCTAAATACATGTCACCAGGCTTAGAACCAACAACATTCACAGGCGCACCATTACCAAAGAACCAATTCGTCCCACCAGAAGAAACAGGCCCACCAGAACCAAGCCTTTTTAAAGACTCAACAATCAACTCCCAAGAAGGATTCGGAATACCAGTAATAGCAGAACCAATCCGCTGATCCAAAGTCCAACTATTCTTATTCGGCGGTTTAACCGGCTTCGCCATGAAAATCAAACCTTCAATGCGTTGTTCTCAGAAGTGTGCAGCACACCCCAACCGGCCAGATTCGTGGTTTCAATCCAAGTGCGGTCGTCGGTGGAATAAACCCGCCAATACGTTTCGGCGTACTGGCGCACCCGCAAAGCCACATCCCCAGTAGCAGGGTTATGCAGCACCGTCCCAACACCCCTCTCGACAGCAACAGCCTCAAGAGCCGCTATGACTTTCGCCGCATCATCGTCCGACAAATTCGCTTTAATGACGTTCTGAATTACTACGTCCACACGTTTCTCCTTTACCAAGTTGTAAGCGGTGCGCGTTTCCACACATTCGTTGCCACGCACACATAATGAAAATTGCTGTCATAGGCTTCCTGGCCCGCAGTACCCGGCGCGTTTGCGTTAACGGGAACAGAAGCCCACGACCTAGCCCCAATCACCTGGGCGACAGTATGGGTGTGACCTTTAACCTCGACCTGCACGCCGTCAGCCCGCACCACCCCAGCGCCACGGGCACTGAGTTCCAGCGGCACATCCGCATCTGATCCGGTTGCCAAAATGGTGGGAGCGCCGCCAGCTACAGCCCCGCTGAACCGCAGAAAGTTCACCGCCGACGTGACAGCCGAAAACTGGGCGCAGTTCGTTGCACCTGGGCTGACGAAAATTGTGGACGTACCCTTGGATTCGACGGACAGACCGATATCGGCCGCTGGCCCCGCCGCATCAATACGGGGCGAGCCAGCGCTGTTGCGGATTCGCACATGGTTGACGGGATCGCCAGGCCCATTGGGAAATTCGACCGCAGTTTTTCCGTTGTTGTCGTAGATCGTTGCGAGGCGCATACCGTTTAACAGGTCACGCTCATCAACAAACACGTTACTGCCGAGTGTTGCGCCGCCGGATAAAGAGTTTCTGAACTCAGCAGGGCAATTCCTGACGGTGTTGCCCGTCATCGACAGATTATCAACGGTCTTGCCTGCCCCGTTAGCCGTCAGAGCAACCGCTGAGTTGCCCAGGTTTGAGAACTGGTTGCCCGTAATTGCAACCCCATTGGCAGAGTTCTCCATCTGAAGTCCAACGCTATTAGCCTTTGAACCGCCGTCAAGAATGTTGCCCGACACAGCCACACTGTTTGTCGCACCGGCAAAAAACAACGGCCGATCAGCAACAACGGTGTTACCGGATACGGTGCTATTCGTCACCGTAGCACCACGCCCACCGACAATGATTCCCCAGGTATCAGCGCCAGCAGTGAAACCACCTATAGTGTTGTTGCTGATCGTCAGATGGTTGACCTGAGTAACGCTCGGCCCTGCGGTGCAACTGATCCCGCAGCCGTAAGGCTCCGGTGGTTCAATCCCTCCCTGGTCAATGACGTTTCCGGTTACCGTGCAGTAATCCAGGTTAATCCCGGCGCTCGGAATCTCAATGCCGTAGGTACTGAACCTGCGGATCGAATTGTTGCTAATAACGGCCCTGCGAGGCGAACCACACGTAATTCCGAATAAGCCGCCAGTAATGACATTGCTGTCAATGATCCAGCTTTCCCCGTACATGACGGAGATACCCACTGAAACATTGTCTATCGTCTGCGAACCCTCCCCCCCTGCGTTTGGGCCTAACGCCCCGCCAATCGGCAGCCGGATGACATTGCGGCTCACAATGATGTTCGACGGTGTCCATGTTCGCCGTCCTATTTCCCCGCCTTCCCCACGTATCACAATTCCGACGTGATACAAACCGCCGTTTTCTGCGTCAATGAAATTGTCGGAAACAACAATGTCTTTGATGAACTCGCCCGAATCGTAAATACATATGCTAGCTCCACCGAAGTCAATCAATTTGTTGTTAGTAACGGTGAGCCGGTTGCAGCCCTCGCCCTGAATGGCGAAACCGGAACCATTCTTCGCTGTGATGTTACGAACCGTCACACCGTCAGCGTAAGAAACTGTAATGGCATGATCTGCACTCCCGGTGGACGCACTAGCGTCAAACACGCCACCATCAACAGTAACATTGTCGGCAACGATCCGTAACAGATCAGCCGACGCTGAAAGCTTCAGTATCGCCTTATCAGACAGCAACCATTTCTGCCCTTCCACGTCGGCAACCATCTGCGACACCGAATAAGTGCCGGGAGGGAAATACACCGTACCGCCAACACCCGCAGCGTCCCTCGCCGCGTGAACAGCAGCCAGATCATTAGCGGCACCATCACCCAACGCACCGAAATCCCTGACGTTAAACGTCAAACGCTCAGGCAAATGCTCATCAGGAACCCTGGATTTAGCGTCCAGCACCGGAAACCCGCCAGGAACATTCTCAGGCCGATCCGGAATCGCATCCCAAGACGAAGGGCCAGGATCGCCCTTCAGACCCGACTTATCCAACGGGCTAGGAATGTCAACCCCGCCGTAACTAAACACAACCCTGCCAGCGCCGTCGATCCGCACGCTACCAGGGGCGACCTTAATAACCCCAGACGGCGGCTGCCCAGGCTGGCGCATAACACTGATGAGATTGATTTCGGTGTCTCGTGTCGGCGCTTGGAAAGAAAATGCGGTGATAGCACCAGGCTTATTACCCAGCCGAACCTCGGAGAACGTCACCCGATAAAAGAGCGGGTCTTTCAACTCAAGGAACGGGCCGTCCGCAAGCAACCTGACAGGGGCGAACTCGGCAACACCGTCGTCGGAAAACGGGCGCATCTTGACCCGCCCATCAGCACTGTCGATGATCCCCACAATCGGCACAGGCACATACCCGGTGGGGCGAGGATCGGCGCTCGTCGCCAGAATCACATCACCCGCCGCCAAAATCGGAGTAAAAGTCACCTTCGCTGAAATGGGCGGCAGATCAGGATTATGGTCAGTGTCGTTAACGCTATCTTCAAGAACAGCGCGGAAATCACCCGTCACTGTAAAAAACACAGGCTTCATCAGTAACCTCTTGCAATCGTAAGCCCAACAAGCTTCGTCATCGTTTCCTTCTAAGTCTTAGGGACGTTATCGGACACAGTCACCGAATTAATAGAACTGGGCTTCAAATTGCCCTGCGAGATACCGCCGAATCCCCACCCGGTATTAGCATCCAGAACAGCAGTCCTATCCGCCAAATCTGCATGAACTAAAACAACCTGACTGTTCCGCAACACCCGATAAACCCGCAAACCATCCGCAGTCCCACACTCAAGCGTGTACGCCGAAGCCACAGAAGGGCCAGGGCAACGTCCGCTCTCAAGTTCCTGCGACGAAGCCCCAACAACCAAATGCAAAGAAACACCATCACGGTTAGCCCGCATCTCAATGAAATCCTTGCGGTCAGCCGACACCCGGCCCTGCAACAAATCGTTCGTCTCAGCCAACAGAAAATTCTGGGCCACCTGAGTTCCCGTCACCCGGCTGATCTTCTGATACGGAGTCTTAGTGTTCCCATCAGCGGCAGCCGTCGAACGGAAATAGCGGGCCACATCCTTATCCCCAGGCAAAGGATTAGACCCCGAAACCCACTCGGCCTGATGCCCATTCTTCACAACCATCCGGCCGTCACCATTCAACTCCTGCACCCAGCCACGGCTCGACCACTCAGGCGCAGAATCAATCACCAAAGAAGTCTCAAAATCATCGCCGCCGTTAATGCCCTGAGGAATCCCCATCGCCGTCAACTCGGCCCGCAACTGCTGAATCAAAGTCTGATTTGAAATAATCGTCGCAGCCAACTCCTGAATCTCAGAAGTCGTCAAAGACGTAGTTCCATCCTCGCCGCCAAGATCAATACCCAAAGCGCCAAGAGTCTGATTCAAGAAGTCCTGCCACTTATCCAACCCCAACTTCTTCGCTAATTCCTCAAAGAAATCGGCAACCTTCTCCGCAATATCAGCGAACTTGTTCACCAGATCAGTGAAGAACTCGCCAATGTCCTCAAGTGTTCCGCCCACCGAACCGGACAAGACCGCAGCCAGCTTCTCAATGAACTCAGTGAGCGACTTAAAGCCACCCATCAAACCGTCAAACAAAGACGTTTGAGCGAACTCCCAAGAACTATTCAACTCAAGACCCTTGAGGTAATGATCCTCAACCCGGCCCCTCGTGCGATCCTGCAAACCGGAAAGAGTGTCCTGAGACACCCACTCCCGCATCCACCCACCAGGCTCAATGCCGGTAGACCCCTGCGGCATCGTCACAGCGAACCGTCCCCCCTCCGCAGCCGCTCAGTAGCAGCCTTCAGCCGCTCCATAGCCGACAGCAACTCCTCGGCCTGCTCCTGAATGAACTGATCCCGGTTCTCCGGAGTGACCTTGCTCAGCTTCTCCGCGACGGCCGGGAACTGGTCAATCAGCATCTCCGCAGCCAAAGCAGTCAACTTCTCAGGCTCCTTATCGGTCACACCCAAAGCCAGCAAGTTGCGATCCGGCCCTGGATACTCGGGCACCCACTTCGTTTGCAGATCGGCGTGATGCCGAAACCCGAAATCCCACAACATTTGACTCAACGCCGGGAAACACGGCGCAGGAATCAAAGGCTGGTTACCGAACCGATCACCGCGAGGATCAGGCACACCAGCCGCGAACGCCCACGCCGCGAACTCGGCGGGATTCTCCATGTCACTTTCATGCTGACGATTAGGCATCACATAACTCCCCACTGCTCATAAATCAACCCTGAATGAGCGAAATTCCAACATTGTTAGCGGCCTCGCTGATCTTCTTCGTCAAGCGTGCAAGGCGTTCACCCAACGACAACGCACGCTCACTGCGGCCCGCCTTGATCGTCCAAGCGTAAGGCTGCTCACTGCCCATAGTGTTATCCCAACTAGGAACCATTTCCTCAAGCTGGTTAACCCAGATAATGTCCTCAAGACCCTTAGAGTCCAAAGTGGAACCAATGCGATGCCCAATATCGGCATGAACACCCGGTATGACCCAAGAGTCATGCAGTTCCATCACATGAGCCGTTTCCGACTTGCCCACCAAAAAGCCGCCACGCAACGCAGCCACCGCAGACAGCGACCAAGAATTAGCCTCAGCGCCGGTCTGGAACGCCTCAACGTAATGCACCCAGCCAAGCTCCTTAGCCCGACCAGAGTTACGCCAATAAAGCCACGCCGCAATAGTTCCGACAAGGAAAGGCATCACCACATCAGAAATAATTGTACCAATTGACGAGAAAAGAATCAGCGCACCCAAAAGGTTGCCGATAGTCTCAATGGTCAACTTAGCAATAGCATCCGCAGCCGGGTTATCGCCACCCACACACACAGCAACATTCTTCGACGGACCCCACGACAACGAAGAAGAATTAATGGGTGTCCACTCATTGTCACGAATCACCAGCCACGGCTGGCGGGCCACAGTGCCCAAGAAACCATTCTGGAAATACTCATCCGGAGCTAACCCAGAATCCTCGCTGACCGCATTGAACAAATCCTCAACGAAACCCGACCCGTACTGGATCGTGGAACGCACCATGCCGTCGATGACCGTTCCCGACAAGAACGTGCCCTCAAGTGCGCTGACGTTGCTGTTATCCACAACCTCAAACACCAGGGCGCAATTCTTGACATTCTGCACAAACGGATTAGGTGAACATGTCTCACCGTCGTCGGTCACAATTCTTCGGTACTGCACAGATAACTGCGCATCATCTAATGAGTCCGCGATTACGGCATCGACGGGATTCATTCTTGAGGACAAGAAAGTCCACAATGAAGAATCGCCCACAAACGTCGGAGCCTTAATGTGCATCTGCCAATCAGACCAATCCCACAAATCATCCCAAGACTCATAATCAAACGGGTCGTCAGGCAGCATCCAGTTATTGCCCTCATTGCGGGCGATCTGGATGAAAATAAGTTGACTTATGCACCAGCGAGCAGGCCCAGCCAGCGCAAAAATTCGTGGAAATTGAAAAACCGGAATTGGCAACACAGGGTTAGGTGGAACCAGAAGGTACTGCAAAAAAGTCAAGTCGTCCTGAAATGAAACCTCAAGAGTTTTGATGCCGTCTTTTTTCTTGACTTCCCACTTATCTAGAATACCCGACCAGCGTTTCGCCCCACCGTAAAAATCGACCGTGATAATCACGTTCTTACGCAGCGCAGGATCATTCGGAAGCTTCTTCAACCACATCGCAATGTAATGCTCGTCCCGAATCTCAAACATCCCCTCACAAGGAGTGTTGTTCTTAAACGGAAACGAACCGCGAATCGTGTCATCAAAATCCACGCGGCCCACATACTTCGCCCCAGCCACAGAAGGATCAGGGTCATTCATCCACAAACGAATAAGAGGCTTCGCATACCGCAGCGAACGGTGAGACTTCCTGATATCCTCGCACTGCAACTCAGCAACACTTAAAGCATCCAACAATCTCACAGCAAACTCACCGGCCTCGACCACGGCCGCGAGAACCAACGCGGAACCACCAGACGGCACGCCGCCCCACCATTAGCGCCAGTCACCCGAACAGGAACATCAGCCCTCTTACCCGGCTGAACCGGATACAAAAGATCATTGCCCTTCCAATGATGCTGCGCCGGATACTCATTCGCGCAAATGATAGTCTGCACACGCGGATCGGAGTCCACAACAGCGTGCGCCAAATCCGGAAGGTCCGGAATCCAAATCGTCCGACCCAAATCCAAATCCCCACGCGAATAAATGTCACTACCCCAAGAGAAATCAGGCAACACCCAGCTACCCGGCGCAGACAGCGACCAGCGCGGCCACACAGTCACGTCCCCCTGATTATGAACAGGGAAAGTCGTCCGATCATTGTCCTTATCGGTTTCCCACTCATACAGGTCAGGTTCTTCCTGCCAATACGGGAAAACCGCAGTCACCGTCATAACGACTTCCTCGTCGCCAGTCAGATGCGGGTCTTTATCCCCATACGACTGCGGAGCCTCAAACAGCCGAACATTAATCCACCGCACACCATCACTGGTCGTCACAACCAGCTTCGACTCGGCCTCATAATCCCAAGCCCAGCGCCACGCAGCATCAATCGAAGCCCAAGTTTCCGGATCAATGCCCTCCCCGCCGACCTGCACAGTGAAAACCATCTCGCGGCGCTGAACACGCTTACCAGCGAACTCCTCACCAAACGGGCCAGGAACATACAAAGTCTTAACCGGCGTGTCCATGAACTGAGAAACCTTAGGCTTCAGGACCACACCCTCTTTACCCATGCCAGGGCCAGAAAGACACCAATACGAGCCGTCGCGCCCGTAAAGCTCAATCTTCAAGTACTCGCTCAATTTTCCCCTAAACATGCGGAAGCACCGGAAACGGCCCCTCGACCAAACGGGAGGGGCCGCTTCCGGACTCTTACTTACAAAACGGAACTAACGGCGAGCCAATAACGGAGAAGCGTTCTGCAACTCCTTGCGCTGCTGAATCCGGTAGAACTCATCAGGATTCGACGTAGTAACGCCACCCCAGTTATTCACCACACCAGACTGCCCGCCACCAAAACCCTCCGGATTCTTGCCATTCGGCAACATCGGAGCGCCATAAGCGCCAGCCGTGCTATTCGGTGAACCGGACGACAAAGTGCCAACCATCAACGAGGACAACACATTCACCGCACCAGAAACCGCGCCACCGATAGCCGCAGCAGTGCCGCTGACCAAAGAACCAGCACCCGAAGCGGCAGGGCCAATAGCCGCACCAGCGCCAGGAGCGCCACCCGCAGCAGCGCCAGCCCCAGCAGCAGCACCGGCAATCGAAATCGCCGTACTGATAGCCCCACCAATAGCCGCCGCAGTTCCCTGAATCGCCCCATCCACAGCAGACAGATTGTGATTCAGGTTCTTCGGCGCAGCACCCAAAACGGCACGCGGATCAGTAGTGGGATCGCCACCCTCAGGAGCCGCAGCACCTTCCAGGCCACCGGAAGCGCCACCAACCGCCGCACCTAGCTGCCCCGCAATATCCGCAGCCTGCTTGAGAGGATCGCTCGCAGCAGGATCAACCGGGTCACCCGCTTCAGGTGTTGTTGCCTGAAGCGGAGCCTGGTCAGCGGGTACGGCACCTGTAGGTGCGTCGGGGGGAGCTTGCATAGGAGCAGCGGCAGGTGCAGGCGGCGGTGGCGGCGGGGCCGCTTTAACTGGCGCAGGAAGCGGAACCGGAACAACAGGCGGAACAACACCACCGGAAGCAAACTTCGGCAACGTCCCAGAATTAATGGCCTGCAACAAGCCAAGATTCTTGCCGACCTCGGAAGCCTTAACGATGAACTCGCCGTTAGACACCCGCGCCAGAATCGAATCAGAAGTGCCAGTACCAGGTCCGCTAATCGAACCGCCCTGAGCGTAACCCTTATTGTTACGCCACCCAACACCCTTCCAATTCACACCACCACCAGGAATAACCCCATACTTCGGGGAAGCCAGGTAGTCCACCATCGCGTAAATCTGTGCGACAGGATCGCGCAAATCGCCGCCAGTGACGTTGTGCTTGGCGAAAGTCTCCGGAAGGAACTGGCCCAAGCCGAACACCTGCTGAGTTCCGCCCTTGCCGTCCGAATCATTCAGATTGTCGACGTTAGGATTGCCCCGAGACTCAAGGTTGATCTGACCAATAATGTCATCTTCCCAAGCCTTCAGGTTCGTGATCCCATACTTCTGAGCCACGTTATTCAACACAGCCTGAACAACAGGTCGCCACTGCTCGGCACCCTTGCTCGGATCATAAGCGGCAGCCGGACCTTGAGTTGGGTCGTAACCGGAACCGGCACCCTGCCCCTGGATCATCTGCTGGGCCTGAATCGCAACATCCCGCAGAGCCTCAAGAGCATTGAACTGAGAACCGCTAGCCGACGCTTCCTGATACCTCTTGTAGTAATCCGCCTGGGCCGCAGCGGGAAGCTGACCGAACTGTGCGCTCTGAATAACCTCACCGACAGTCGGATCGGCAGGCAACGAAGCCAAAGGATCAAACTGCTCGGCATCAGCCTGCCCAGGATCAAACAAGTCAGCGATACCACCGCCAACATCACCCATCACCGCGTTCGCGGCGTTGACAATCTGCGAAAAATCCAAACCGAAGAACGAGCCAACAAACTGCAAAGCAATCTGACCGGCGTTCTTGACAAGGTTCTCAATGATGTTCGACCACGAACTTGAAACAATCTTGATGTAGTTCTGCAAAAGCTGTTCGCCAGTAATCGGCTGCTGAACAGCCGCGCCACCAACATCAAGACCACTGCCAAACGTGTACTGCGGCAACCCAACACCCGCAGGAGTCAACCCCAAAGGCATGTTCGACGGCGAAGTGCCCACCAAACCAGGCGCAAGCGAATTGAGCCACCGCGAAACAGCGTCAGGAATAGGGATGCCACCGATGGAGTTACCGCCACCCGCCTGCTGCTTCTGCAACTTCTCAAGCGCACCAGGCTTCCACGCAATATGAACATGGTCGCCGTGATAGCCAGCCTGCGCCAGCGTGTACGGGCTTCCCGGCTGACCAATAGCCGGAACGATCTTGCCGTCAATCACGTTGTACGGAATGCCGGAATAGATAAGCTCCGAAATGTACGGGGCGTAATTCCTAACCATATCCGTAGCGAACGAATTCATTTCAGGAGTCGGCGGACCCCACTGCACCTGATTGCTGTAATCGCCAGCCTGACCAGTCGAATGATACGAACCAGCTTCGGGACGGTACCCAGAAGTAACGGAAAGCCCATACCTCGCCGCATTTTTCGCGCCAAAGTTGACCTCAGCAGTGACCCCAGGAACCTGCTGATACGCAATCGGAGCCGCGTTCAGCAGACCACTATTAGTGGGTGGCTTGGGTCCGGTGAAACCGGCCTCAGCGGGCAAAGGCGCACCCGTAGGCTTAACCGGAGCAGGAGCCTTAACCGGACTCGGCGGTGAGGACACCGCAGGAGAGGAAACCGGAGAACTCGCAGGCGTAGGCTTAGGAGCCGCAGGCATCGGCTTCGGAGCCGCAGGCATCGGCGCAGGAGCCGCAGCAGGCGCAGGAGTCGCAGCAGGCGCAGGAGTCGCAGCAGGAGCAGGAGTCGCAGCAGGAGCAGGCGCACCCACCCCATACAACGCACCCAAACTAGCCGAACTACCCAAACCGCCAACAGCCTTCGTCGTCCCCCCAGGATTGGGAGAGGGCGAAGGAACAGGCGGCGACTGCGGGAACAGCCAATTCAAGCCGCCAGTGCTGAAATTCGGGTAGTCAAGCGCACCGCTATTCAGCTTCTCCAACAACGGCAAATTCTGGCGAGTCGAAGCCGCATTAACCACAAACTCGCCATGCGACAAACGCGCCAAAATGCTATCCGACGTACCCGTACCAGGCCCGGTGATCCGACCGCCCGCCGCATACTTATCGAACGTAGCGAACTCACGCGCCACAACAGGATCAATGAACTCAATCGTTGAACCGTTAGCGTCAGCCTGAACGCTGCCGCCCTTCTCCTGAATCAACTTGTCGATTTCAGGGAACTTCAGCTTAATCTCAGGGGCGGGAGTGTTAACACTGATCTTCACGCCACCAGAGGTAGTCGCAGAAGCCTGAGGGCTACCCAACTGATCGAAAACCGTACCCGGCTTGATCGTCGCGTTCCCATTCAAAGCCGCGTTAGCGGACGTAGACCTGTCTGCCTGAGCCTGAGTGTTCCGGCGCTTCTCAATCAACCCACGGTTAAGGTTACCCGCAATGATAGCGTCCTCACCCAAACCGGGTGTGCTGTAGATGCCCAGCGGACCTTTAATACCCTGAAGCAAGTCAACAGCATTAAAGCCCTGATTAGCTTCAGTTAGGCGGCGATTCTGTTCCTCGTCGCCCAGCACCGCAGACACCACATTGTCAAAGGTGATGCCGCGCTTATCCAACTCGGCTTTAGCCCCGTAATACGGGCTGTCCTGCTTCTTACGCAGAGCCTCAGAAACAACCTCGCGGTTACGGTTCTGAATGGAATCAAACTCGGCCTGACCCTCCGCACCAGGCTTGAGAGCCTTAACGATCTGATCTTGCCCGATCCCCAAGCCCTGAGCCTTGGTGACAAGATCAAAGATCGGGTCGCCAGCCATGTTGAAGTTCTGGAAGTTACCAAGTTCCTTCAACTGCTCAATCAAGCCAGACTGCGTGAGCTTGCCCGTAACCGAATCAACTTGGTTGGCTACGTTACGCAAAGCGTCGGCATGGGACTGCGCCGACTGCGCCGCCTCATTCTGAACATCAATGTACTTGTACGCCAACAAGGTAATCAGAGAAGTCAGGCCGACAGTGACAACACCGCCAACACCAACCATCCCCGCCAGCGTGCCCAACGCGCCCGTCATGCCGCCAGACTTGTAGCTAGTCCCAACAGCACCAGTAGCGTTCTTCAGCGCCGTGACCATATCGCCATTTAGGACACCCGAAATGCCGCTAATGACAGGGCTGATGACCTTCCACGACAAATACGCCTGAAGGACCGCGCTCACCAAACCAGGATGATCGCCCAAGAAATCCGTAGCCACCGTAAGGAACGGCAACAGCTTCGATGCCCAAGACTCACCAGCAGAACCAATCGCCTGCATCAAACCGGGAATCTCAACCAGGAACGGCTTCCACTCAGCCAACTGCCCGCGAGCTTCCCGAAAGAAATTCATCAAACGCTGTTGACCTGCATCGCTTTTCAGGAACTCAGACATACGGCCGGTAGATTCCTCAAGAAGCTCCAGCATCCCCTTGCCGCCACCACCAGTAAACGCATCACTGATCGAATTGAGGATCGAACCAACATTCAGCAGCGAGTTACCCAGATCGCTGAACGCATCAATCCCACTCTCAATCCAACGATCAAGAGAACCATCACCATCGGCAACCGAAACGAAACGCTCAAACCGTTCCATCACATCGCCCAGGCCGCGATACAACCTCGGCAGGTAATCAGACCCAGCAGCCGACAACCGCATCATGCCGTCAATGAAAGGCTGGATCGCCTGATCTAACTCCCCCTGCGCCTCAGCAGTATTGCCAAGAATCTGAGACAGGAAACCCCGGTTCTCACCGGTCTGTAGCGACTGCATCGCAGTCTTGAGATTGCCGTTAATCTCACCAGCAATAGCCGAAAGGCCAGACTGCAAAGCAGGCAACTCCGACTGCGCGAGGCGTGTAACTTCGCCAGCCAAACCGTCAAACAGCCGATCCTGCACCGTGGTACGCAAAGCCGACCACTGAGAATCCATCCCCGACACAGCCTCAACGAACTGCTGGGCATTCGGAGAAAGCTGACGCAAAGAATCAGTCAGCTTTGTGTTCTTCGTCGCCGCATCATCAACAGCCTTCGACAGCCGCTCAGTGGCCTCAACCACCGAATCCGACGCAGCCACACCCTTAGCGTTAGCCTCGGCAACATCCTGAACAGTCCGCGAAGAACGCAGCCTCGTATCAGTCAGATCGTTCTCGGCGCGGATAACCGCAAGAGCATCCTTCTGCTGCTGAAGCGCCGACTTCTCAAAAGTCACCGCCGCCTCAGCGCGAGCCTCTTGCAACCGGATGATCGCCTCAGCCTCATCCAAAGGCGCATCCCGCAACTGTGCGTTCAAGTCCTCAAGTTCACGACTAGCATCCTTGATGGACCGGCCCAAATCCCGGTAAGCATTCCGCACATTCGCCGCAGCATTACGGGCCTTCAAGCCCTCCTGCGCGGCGTTCTTCTGAGCATCCCCATACTCTTTGAACGCATCCTTGACACCACGAACACCAGTAGTCGCCGCAGCAATCGACGCAGCAACACCAGAGAACACGCCAGGAAGCAACAGGGCGCTGCGGGTCAACTCGACCATCGAATCGTTCGCAGCAGCCAACGCCTGCGCCAACTGAGGCAGCAAAGAAATACCCGAAACCTTGACGCTCAGCATCAAGCCGTTCTTGAACTGCCGCGACAAGTTATCGTACTTCTCCCGAATCTCAGTCAGATAACGGGTATCAACCTTGGCGTTAATCTCAATCTCTTGAGACTCAATCCAGCCCTTTGCCGCAGCGTAGTCAGCAAGCAGCTTCTTCGTATCGCCCTCAATCTTGATGGCGATAGCATCCTGGGCCTTCTCAATCGCCTTAAGCTGAGCTTCCAGCTTCGCTTGAAAGTCCTTCAGGGACGGCACAATTAGGACTGCCGCCTGCGCGACCACATACTCAGACAAAGCAACCCACCTTATTAAATTGTGTCCTTCAAGGCGCGACGAGCAGCATTAGCTTTACGGGCCTTCTCAATGGCGTTCTCTTGAGTGTCGATAATCCGCCGCTTACGTTCCTTCGCAGCAGGATTCGATGGACGCGGATAGAACTTCACGTCAGCACTGGTAGCGCGAGAAGCAATCAACTGGTCAGCAATATCAGTCAGCCGGTGCATCTCATCATCGAACCTCCACCACGGCGGCGGCTTCGGAGTGTCGTCCGTTTTGATCTTGCACAACGCATCAATCACGTCAGGATCGTTGATTTGAACAGCCTGCGTGTAAGAGCCAGTAATCTGCGAAACGGACTGGTACAGGCGAAGGAACTGGCCCCAATCACGCAACTGCCAAACACGGTGGCGGCACTGCCGACAATCACAGGGAGACAGAAAGAACTCCAAGCCGTTAACGCTTAGATACTCAGCCAAATCCCACTCGACGGCAACCCACCACTTGTCAACGATCCCCGCGACATGCCTTATTTTCCCGAATCTTTGTCACCAAAGAAGTGCTTGTTATACCGCTCCATGAACTTGTTCCAAACCTCAATCGGAGCGGAACCAAACAGTTCCTCAGCGACCTCATAATCCTCACCGAACACGGCGCGAATCTGGCCGTCCACGCTCACCGCAGACAGCAGTTGGTTCACCCGGCGGGCGGGAGGGTAAGCCACTTCAAGCTTCCCTGGCACCACAACAAGAGGCTCAGGCACCCGCACAGATGCCACCAGTTCCGCGAACAGGCTCTCACCGTTCTCGTCCACAACCTCACCGTCAACAACCTGAACTTTACGATTATTAGCCATAACTTTTTATCCCCAAATATTCTGTAAAGCAACAAAAGAGAAAGTTGAGGCGGGGAGACGCTCACCTCCGAAACGTCTCCCCGCCAACTCAACCAACAGAAACAGCTACCTAGCTGATCGTGGGATCAGCGGCGGTAGCGGAAAACGTCGAAGCCTTTCGGCCTGACGGGGTAGCTTCAGCCTCAGGAGTGACCTCAGGAGTTACTACAGGAGGGGTTACCTCACCCTTGCCGCCGCCAGAGCGAACCTTGCCGAAACCGGCAGCGTCAGCAAGGGCCTTCCAGCCCGGTCCACAGAAGCCCTGAGCAACGCTGTAACCCAGATCGTCGTCCTTGAACGCGGTCAGAGTCGGCTTGTACTCAAGCACGTTGTCGTCGTTGAGGGTCTGGTTGTCAACCTTGTCCAGCTTCACCTTCGGCATCAGCCAGTAGATGAAAACCTCGCCGTCGTCGGTGTCGTCATGCCCAACCAGGATCGCACGGTAGTAGCGGTTCTTCGGGGTCGACGGGGCCGGAAGAACAACGCCGCCATTAGCGGACGGGGTAACGTCAGAGAAGTCAGCCGAATGAATAACCTCAAGAACAAGCTTCTTGTTCTCAAACATCACGAAGTCGAACATCGTTTTCTTGCGAGAAATGATGTTGCGAATCGGGTCCATTTCGCCATACGCCTCAATGTCCTGCGAGGACATATCGGTCGACAGGGTAAGACCGGCCTTTTTCTGGAAGTGACCGACCGACTCATACTCGGCGGGAACATCCAGGCTGCCGTCCGCACCCTCAAGGGTTTCAGCGGGATCGGCGCTGTACGGCGCAAGCAGCACCGTCAGGTTAAGCGGAGCGAGGGCCAGGTCAGCCCGCGCATCCTTCAGAGTGAGAAAATCAGTAGCCAATTTGAAAAATCCTTACTAAAACTTGGGCCTTAAAGCAAGCCCTGAAATGATTTGGTCGTACCGTTTGCGGCTCCGCAAACCAACCCTTAGGTAGAACACCGCAGTAACAACGCGGGTGTCGATCTGCTGCTCAGGAGTCAGCAACTCCGGCCCAGACACATCATCGGTACACCACACCGTCGCGGTGTGGCCGTCCTCCATTGCGATACGGAAACCCTGCATCGGGAGAATGACCGAACGAGCAAAATCCAGCAGCCGCCAGGAGTCGTCCCGCGAGGGAGTGACCGCAACGACCTGCACATGACACACATCGGAATTGCGGTCGTAGTCAACCCTCACGCCGGGAAGCCGGAAGAACAACAACTGAGGCTCAGGAGTCGGATCATCCAGCCAATCGTCAGCCGTCCAACACCCGCACTCGACACCCGGCAGCAACTTAGAGAACAAATCAATCATCATCGACTCAACATCGACAAAGTTGTCCTCGTACCAATCCGGTAACTCAAGGCTCATGGGTTGGGACTCCCCCGCCATTGCTGCGCCGCACGACGCAACTCGTAGTAGCCGGGACGCGGACCACGCGCACCATCAGGATTGCGCCGACGCGCCCGCTTGCTGTTGAGCGTCCCCTGTTCGTGATAGACACCGTAGTAGAAGGGCTTGCCCTTCCACTCAGCCTGAACAGAAGAATCGTTGATCGAAGCGACCCCGATAATCCGGTCGTTGCTCTGACCGCCCATGCGGACCTTCGCCTCAGCGGAAGCCGCCAGCCGCCCGGTTTTCTTACCGACCCGCGCCTGATACAGACGCACAACCTCCTGTGCCTTGCCATACACCATGATCCCCAAAGACGGGGATTTCAAAATGCGGGAATACGCAGGGGCGTTACGGTAAATCTCAACATCGGTCAAGAAACTATCAGCCATTCATCGACTCCAACTTGAACACAACCCAAACCTGACCAAACACAGGAACCTCATGGGGCTGCTCCCAAACAGGATGCCCAACAACCGAATAGCGTTCACCGTTCCCGCGCTCAATCCGGTCCCTCGCCTTCAGATCGGCACCTTTCGCCACAAACACATGCGGAGTACCGTTCGCGGACTCGGCGCGATCAAACTCGCCCATCGACCGGGACAAACCACTGCCCCAATCGAAAGCAACCTCAACCTCACCCACAACATCCTTCGACACATTTCCTTTACGGTCAGTGCCGCCACGGTAAACAGTGACCGACTCAAGGGCGATCATTGGGAATCCACGACTGCTCGTAGCCAGGATCATTCGGCCAAATAACCGGCATCGGTTGACCTTCCACATACAGATGCCCGATCCGGCCCCAGTTAGCCTTCTCGCCGCGAGAAAACCCGACAGTGAAAAGACCGTTGTTCGACTTCGGGCGGTGCCGCTTCAGAATCGACAACTCGGCCAGCGTGAAGAAATCCTTCGGCGGCTTCTCATACGACTTGGAGAACGGCCCCATCGACTCCTGGGTAACCCCATCAGGATTAACCAGAACACGCCGCGCCGCCGCCAGCACAACATACATAACATCGGACGGCACTCCGACCGGAGCGTCAGGCCAAGGCTGGCCCGAAACACTTCTTGCCCAGGCGGATACCGCATCAAGAATGATATCCGCCTGGTCAAGATCGGAACCGGAGAACGTCCGCTTCATCAACCTCTCAAGGTCAGATACGGACGCTAACGGATTCATAGGGTTTAGTTTTCAGCCTTCGGAGTGGCGGGAGCCTTCTTCGGCGCAGCACCAGCAAGCTTCATCTTCACACCGCGAACGAAAGAGCCGTCCTTCTCAGTGATGACCTTGTAGCCGGTGAACAAGTCAACCAGCGAACGCAGACCGATTTCGCTGTACGACCAGTCGGCCAGCCAGCGCAGAGCCACATTGTCGGCACCATAGGAAGCCGAAGCAACAATGCCCTCAGAAATCTTTGGCGCACGGTTGACGTACACGAAAGCAGTCGGATGCCACTCGTAAGCAACATCAGGGTCAATCGCGTTGGAACGGAAAGCCGACATACCGGCAATCTGGCCCAGGTAAGCACGCCGCAGAGCGTTGTTGTCACCCGAACGCTCCGCATAACGGAACTGCGGGTCTTTCAGGATCGCGGCCTCGACCGCGCTGCCCACAACCAGCACACGGTTCTGATCCGGCACATTCGCGTCATTCAGCTTCTTACGGCCGTCAACGAAAGCCGGGAACGTGTCAGCCGGGTCAATCTCAATAACCTCGTCATACGTTGCCGAATCAATCAGTTCAGCGATCAAATCCTCAAGCTTGTAGGCAACAGCCGAAACCTGGGGGAAAAGAACCTGACGGGCGAAATCACGAATGTCGAGAGTCCGCTGCTCATCAGTGAGCTTGATCGCGGAGTACACATGCTCAGTGAGTTGCACCGGGATGTTGTGCTCGACCAGATCGTCCGTAGTCAGGCTGCGATCAGTGTCGCGCAGAGTACGAGTGTGCGCCCCGGCAATCGCAGGAACGCGGATGTTGATGGTGTCGTTGGCGGAGCCTCCGAAATCACCAAGACCATCGGTGGTCACAAGTGCCTGAAGCACCCGTTGACGCTGAAGAATCTCGACCGCAGTCTCAACAACGAGACTCGGCTTAACAAAAACATGTCCAGCCAATTTAGCTAACCTTTACAAAGGGTCCACACATATCCATATGTGCAGACGATTCAGTTTTCAAATTAAAAGTTGAGGAATCCACCCATTTTGTCAACGATGCTTTTCGCGTTCTCCTCAAGCTCAGGCTCCGCATTGGTGGCCTGAACACTCACCTTCGGAGCCTGCGTAAGCGGCGCACCCTGGCGTTCGCTGCGAGGCAAACCCTCAAGCATATCGTTAATGTCGGAGATAATCTCGTCGTCGGTGTCTCCCTGCACCCGGCCCCAAAACTTTTCCGGCAAACCCATCTCGCGTGCCAAAGACTCCACAACGCGGGTCCGTTCAAGTTTCTGATACCGGTCATTCGCCTCAGCCAAGCTTTGCTCAAGCTCAGTCAGACGCTTGTCCTTCTTCTCATCCACAGAGAGCTTCGCGTCCTCAAACCCCTTGAGCCGTGACGCAAGTTCATCAACCTGCTTCTGATACTTCTTCTCCGCGCTCCGCTGTGCGCGTTCCAGACGGCCCTTCAACACATTCTCAAGAGCCTCTTGCGATTCAATTGGGCGGAACTCCGATGCCTCAACTTCGGTAACTTCATTCTCGACCGCTCCGGAGTCGGCCGGACTGTCAGTTACCGGAGCCTCAACCGCGACACCCAAGGACTCAGAAGCTTTACCGCTTCCCCCGCCCACAGCCGCCAGAGCCTCGTCAACTACTGCCGAATCATTGATATCCACAACAACTTCCCTCAACCAGCCAATTCAACGGCGCAGGCTGTCACGCGCCTTCCAGGGACAACCCCTGTAACTTCACTTCAGGAAAATTAAGCCAACTGCTTCAACTGCCGGTTAAACCACGCCACCTGAGGGGCCTGCTCACCCAGCCGGTCAGCCACCAAATCCCTGTTACGGCGAACCGCCGCCAAATCAACCGGAGGTTCCTCCGGATACGGCTCAGGACGTACATACCTGCGCCGAAACTCTTTCAGCCCGCCAGGAGAATCACTCCACTGCTTCAGGAAGAACCTGGCACGCTCGTCATACTTGTCGTCCCGGCTATACACCGGCCGCAACTGGCACTTGCAATGATCGTGAACCTTCGCAGGCCCATCGCCCACAAACTTTCGGTTCGACGCATTGAAAGCGCCCTTAGCCAAATACACCGCGCCCTGCGAAGCCAACACCGCGCAGAAATAACACGGCCCCGTAGCCGAATCCTCAGTGAAACGGGCGTAGCCAACCGGCTTACGCTCCCGAATCCGCTCAGCCGCATCCGCAGCCACAAGCTGCTCGACCTCACCCCGGCCACCATTCAACGCAAACTTCACGCCAGCCCCGGTGGAGTTCAACTTCCCCCACCCCATCAACTCGTCTACAAGCGAACCTAAATCGCCCTCCGGTATAGACTGCCCAGAGCGACCCGAAAGTGCGCCAGAATCGCCGCCAGGGGCCGCAAAAGTGGTACTGGTGGCCTTCTTCACCGCAGCAGGGCCGGTAGCACGCATCGCCAACTGGAAATCCCGCACCGGGAACTCCGTATCAATCTTCACCAACGGATCAGACAAAGGCTCAGCAGCCCACTTCGCGCCCTGAACGTACTCAAAAGCAACCTGCTCAGAAACCCGAAACTGCTGCTCCGCTTGCAAAGTCGACGCATGAAGCCACGCAGGAGTTGTCTCATCAAGCTCACCGAACCGCAAAATCGGCCACAACAGCGACAAACCCGCCGCCGTCGTCGCAGCAATCTCCTGCTGCTCACCCACATGCTTCACAGCAAGATAAAAAGCCAAATCCTCAAGGGCAACAGGCTCATCCGCCAAAGGCTGAGACACCGAAACCCCCTACCTACTGAGTATCCGGCCCAACATCGACCGGAGAATCAGACACAGACGGCGTATCAGGATTCTGATTACCGTTCTGCGACTGCTGATTACCGTAAAAACGCAAGAACTCGGCCTCAGGCGACTGCTCCAACAAGTTGTCCCACCACATACGGGCCTCATCGTCAGTAACACCAGGAATCTTCCGCCAAGTAGCCCACTTAGGCACACCAAGCATTTGGGCCGCTTTCCCCCACGCATCCACAACCTGCGACAAAGAACGAATCTCAGTGTCAGCCCACGTCACAGAAGCCTCAAAATCGGCAGCCGCAACATCATCGCCCTCCACATGCGCCGCCAAACGAAGAAGCTGATTATGCGAAACCCCGAAATTGACCTTCCGCTCAAACAACTTCTGCGTAGTAGCCGCACGCGCAGCAGCCAACGCATCCGCAGACAAGTTAACCAGGCGGCTCGACCACGACGGCGGCAACTGAGCCACCGACTCCAACGTCGCAATATCCGACTCAAAAGCACTTACGAACGGATTCAACGCAGTCTCCGGAATCACCCCGAAACTCGCATCCGGATTGCCCGTCGCCAACACACGCCGATTCTGCGAAAGCTCATACTCCGCATCCTCACGGTCAACATCAGACGCATCCGCCGTCAACTCATCCAAACCAGTCGCCGTAATGATCTTGAAGCTGTTGTAATGCTGGCTCAGAAGCCGGTCATACAAAGTCTTATCAATACGGCTGGCAATAGGAACCAGCTTCTCAACCTCGCCAAGAACCTTCCCGTCCAAGTCCATAGTGTTGAGATACCGCACAATCGGAACAACACCAGTGCCGTGATAAACTTGCTTAACGGGCAAGTTGGCTGGGAAATCTCCCGCAGAAGGCATCGGAACGTCATACCAACGCTCATCATCAAAGAAACGCAGCGTCTTGCCGTCCTGCAACAACACCAAAGCGTACTTCGCCCAATCGTCGGCAACATTGTCCTCATACAGAGCTAGACAACGGCGCGGCGACCAGCCACGCAACACAGCCTGATTCTTACCATCCAGCGCAGTACCCAACACCACAGACGCATACGCATACCCGTAAGTGAACGCCGACCGGTGAATAGCCACCTGGCGGGCCTGCATCTGATTCGCATTCCACGTTTTCCACGGCCCAGGAATGTTCTGCTTGCTGCCCTCAGCCCGGTAACCATCCACATACAAACACTGCGTGAACGAATCGACCACCAAACCAACCCACGGCGTTTTCGCTAACGCCAACAACGCACGCTTCTCCGACGTAGCATCCGTATCAAGCAGATAATCCGGCTGCAAACCAGAAGCCCACCGCTTAATCTCATCGTTGACCGTCTTGGTTTTCAAGAAATGCGGATAGATGATTTCAGCGACATACTCCCGAACCTCACCAGGCTTAATGCGAGAAGGTATCTCAACACCATAACCGGTGTTATAGCGATTAGTTTCGCTCGTATAGTAACTCAACGCCTCTTAGCCATTCTGTATTTGCGTGGCGCAGCAAGCGTGCGCTCAACGTCCACCAAAGTCAGGACATGGTTGGCGTAGCTCGCCGCCACGATCCCCGTAATGTCCACCGACGTACCACGCCGCAACCAACCCCAGCCGCCGCCACGCTCATTACCAATAAGGTACTTATCGGCACCGCCCAAACCGGACTTCAAATGCGGATCGTCATAATGCGTCAACGACCGCTCAGCAATATCCGACTCAAACCTCGCCGTAGCGCGACCAACCTCCTGCTGCGACAAATACACAACCTTAAAACCAAGCTGCTCAAGCTCAGGCCCAAACATGCCCGACTTACCGCCAGCCTGCAAAGCAACAGCCACCGGGCAATGCTCCGAAGCAACCATCCGCCTAAACGTAGGGATAACCCAATCGGTGCCCCTATCGTTCTTCACAACCTCAACATGGGACCGCTCAATCAAATCCCGGCCAGCACCTACAATGCTCGCCCACTCCATCTGCGGAGCCACGTCAAGAGCAACAACCCGATCACCCACAATTGGCGACACACCATCAAACTCCCGCGTACACGCTTCCCAAGCATCAAACGGAACAACACTCGTCATAGCCGGGTCATCCCACATCCCCAAATGCTCGCGGGCGAACTCCTGCACAGAAAGCGTCATAAAGTTATCTTCAAGCGCATCCAACGGCGCAATACCATCCACACCCAACGACGGATTAGCGATACGCCAATTCTCCCGATCAGTCGGATCAGCACCCTCAGGGCACGACCACTCCGCGAACAACAAACGCGGATTAGACCCCTCAACACCCTGCTCGCGGAACCGCGACAAAACCTCACTGGTATCAAACCCAGCCGAAGAAGTCAGCCACAACTGACGGCGCTCAGCCGCCTGCATAATCGGCTTAAAACTACCCATCTGCCGGTCATCCAAAGCAAACGCCTCATCAGCCACCACCATGTTGATGCGAGTAATCCCACGCATCGACCCATTCCCCCTGGCCCGATACCGGATAAACCCGCCATTGCGGTGCCGGATGGAAACCTCAGCCCCGCCATGAAGGTGAGGATGCAAGCATTCCTCGTCCAAATCGCAACTCTCAACGATGCCCTTCAGTTCCTTCCACGCATCGTCAGCGGTGGCGAACTCATGAGCGGTGTGGATAATCCGTTCGTTCAAAAGGAACAGACCCGCCAACTCCCTCACATAGACAACGAAGTTCTTCCCGTTCTGACGCGGCGTAATGAGACAAACATTCGACGCAGAGAACTTCGGAGTCCCATTAGAAGTCCTCTCCTTCGACTCCCCCAACGACTCCCGAATCAAAGTCTCCTGCCACGGCAACAACCTCAACCCGGCAAGCTCAGCCAAATCAATCGCATCATCACCCAACGTCGTGTGATACAGCGGAAAATTACTCAGCCTCGGAGCCTGGTAACCCACAAGCTCCGCAACAGCCGCCGTCAACCCGCAGCCCTCGCAGCACGACGCACCGCAAGCTGATCCCGAATGCTCCGATCCCCAGAACGAACCTTCGGCAACTCACCAACACCCAGCTTCGCCAACACCTGAGACAACGCCGACGTAACCATCCGCAACTCAGACAACACCGGATTAATAGTCTCAGTCCCCTGCGAATTAATCGTCGTCAAACGACCACCCACCGCAGCCGACAACTCATCAGCCTTATCCGCCAACCGCGCCGCATTCAACGCCAACGCACGATGAGCCGCAGAAACCTCACGACCAGCCACTAAACCCTCAAACAACTCCCGGCCAGACGGCCCCAAATCCTCAGACATAAATACACCCCTCATAACGTTAATTGCATATTTGCTGGACAGGCCCACAGAGCAGAGTGAGCCGAAGGTCGGATTTTCCCCAGGAACCGCCAGAGAGAGAAAAGACGCTGGCCGTCCGTGGCGGGCTAACGGGGCGCGGCAGGCCCCCCACCAGGGGTTTTACTGCATCGTCGCAGGTCAGGGGGGGTGTCGAACATCCGTTCGATTCATGATTTTTGGTTCGTGGTTTTGGGTACGTGTTACCGCCGGTTACAGTGTTTGCTACCGGGGTCTATGGTACATGCCTTATATATATATGCGCCGCAAAGTGCCTGGTAGTGTGGTTAGTGGTGATTGCTGCCCGCGATCCCCTGCGCGAATTCAATTCCGAATTGGCGTATTCAATTCCAGAGACAGGAATTAGGCAATGGCGAAAATGCTTGAGTGCGACGGTTGCTATCAGGAATTCGCGGCCGGTCAATTGCACTTTGCATATGACCGTAGTGGTGAATACTGCGACGATTGCGTAGACCAGTGCGGCGATTGCAGCGAATGGTTCTATTGGGGCGTAGATGACCACATGTTCTATTGCTGCATGTGCGACCGTAGTTTCTGCCCTGATTACCGGTCGTATGACAGGTGCGATTCCTGCGGCGATATTTACTGCGAGAATTGCGACCCGTGCTGCATGACGCCGAATATGGAAATCGGCGGTATCCACGCTTGGTCTAGTCCCCGTTACCAGCCGCCTAATTTCCAATTCCACGGTACCGGCGTGCATATGGGTATCGAATTGGAGGTTGGCGGCGAACCTCGTGAGATTCAGACCATTGTTAACGAATTCGACGGTAACGAGGAATTCGTTTATATGTGCGAGGACGGTTCGGTCGACGGCGTGGAAATCATTACGTTGCCTATGACGCTGGAATTCATTCGTAGCGGATTCCCGTTTAGGGATATGTTGGCCGAATTGAATCAGGCGGGTTGCACTGCGGATGGCGGCTTTGACGGCCGCGACGGTATCGGCATTCATATCCATGTGGGCCGTGAACAATTCCGCAACGATAAGGGCCGTCACAATGCGGCGCATGTGTACCGGTGGATTAAGTTCCTGTATTCGGTACGCACGGAAACGGAAACGCATATTGCACGCCGTTCTAGTGAACGGTGGGCGAAGTACGCGAAGCTTGACCGTGGCGAATTGGCGCGTAAGTCCCGCCGGTATGCCACGGGCGACAATCGGTATGTCGCAGTGAATACGACTAACGCCGCAACCTATGAGGTTCGGGTATTCAAGTCGACACTTGACTACCGGGAATTCATGCGCAACGTGGAATTTGTCGCCGCTAGTGTCGAATACGCCCGTACCGGGATGCGGGACATTCCACTAACGCAAGCTATGACGTGGGCTGGTTTCGCCGACTTCATTCGGGACAACGCCGGTACTTACCCGCAATTGGCGGCGTATTTCGTATTCGTTACCGGTGACATTGCCCTCGACAACAACAACAACAACGGAAAGTAAGGACTAGAACAATGGCAAAACGGACCTATTTCGTTTCTGGCAATTTCCAGAATGTCGACCAGGCGATAGCGGCGTTCTACGCGGCTAGGGATGCGGCATGGCAGGCCAGTCATGCCGCATGGCTGGCTGGCCGGACGGCGGCCGGTCTACCACCGTTGTGTCCGGACCCGCATGGAACGGACTACTGCGATCTCTGCGCCCCACAGGGCGACCAGGGCGACCAGGGCGACCAGAACGGCGGTATGGCATGAGTCCCGCAATGGCGGCGCGTAGGGACGCTATGCGCGATATGGCAGACGTATTCGCAGTGCACTGCCCGCACTGCGATAAGCGAATGTCAGAACGCAAGCTAGTTATCCACCTGACTGAAGTAATTGGCAATCGTGTTTGTTCACGTATCGAGAATGGAAACTACTAACTTATGTGCATTCTGTCTTTCATCCCCGCCGGTATCGGTATCGGGGATGCTGCAATCGAATCGCTATGGAATGGCGGTCGCAACAATCCGGATGGCTTTGGTTATGCCATTGCATCCCCGGCCGGAATGATCGTCGGTAAGTCGTTAAGGCTCGAAAGTGCCTTAAGCGACTTTATTGATGCCCGCGAATTGCATCCCAATTCACCGGCACTATTCCATTCACGGTGGGCGACGCATGGCAGTATCAAGCAAGACAATTGCCACCCGTTCTATGTTGGCAATTCCGGTAAAACGGTAATGGCGCATAACGGCGTATTGCCTAAGGCGGCGCATCCCGCTATGGGCGACGATCGTAGCGATACCGCAATTATGGCGTCGGAATTGTTACCGCGACAATGGCGGCGACTGGATAAACCATCTGTCCGTAAATCCCTAACGGAATTTTGTGGCCGTGGAAACAAACTAGTAATTCTGACAGTCGACCCGAAATACCGTAGCGACTATTACATCATTAACGAGTCGGCCGGTAATTGGGATGCGGAAACAGGCATATGGCATTCAAACCATGATTACCTGTATGTCATAGGCGATTCCAAAACCTACGCCACATATCCGCAATGGACGGCCGAAGCATTGGAATTGCTAGACCCTACGGCGTGTGATTTGTGTAATCAGCGTGTGAACGATTACGCAATATGCACCACATGTGGAACCTGTCAGGATTGTTATGAAGCAGAACAGGATTGTTTGTGCCTCATACCGGAATCCTTAAAGCGTATGTAATTGCGCGACTAGGTTTAGGTGCGGCCGGTAGCGATACCGGCCGCATCTATGTTTAGTCGACAATTCCCATACCGGCCGTGTCTATTCCGGCCGTCACTATTTCGGCCGTGTCCATTCCGGCCGTTCTGCCTTTACCGGCCGTGTCCATTCCGGCCGTGTTCAATACCGGCCGAATTGCGCCGGTAGTCCGGTCGCCCTGGTCGCCCTTATTGCGCCCTGGTCGCCGCCCTGGTCGCCGCTACGTTCTGCCAGTCTTGCCAGAACTAGCGTTAAAGCCGCCTAGAACGGCCGTAGGGCGACGAACGTAGGTCGCCCGGTATCACCGTCTAGGGCTACCAGGGCCGTCTAGGGCGATATGCGCCGGTCGCAGTACGTTTCCGCCCCGTTCTAGCGGTCGCCGCTATCGCGTGCATAGCGATTAGACCCGTCTAGAACGGCCGTAGGGCCATTTTCCCTGGTTTGTCCGGCCGGATTGTCGCCCTGGTCGCCGCCGTCGCCCTGGTCGCCGCTAGCGGCCGGTAATCCCTGGTAGCGGCCGGATTGTCGCCCTGGTCGCTATTCCGGTCGCCCGGTCGCCCTGTTTTGCGCCGGATAAACAATGGCAAAACGTGTCGTATTCGACGGTGAGAATTGCGCGTAAATCAGGCATTCAAAAACCATGCTTGACCTGCATAAACGCCATTCTAGCTGCAATTTAGTGCATGAGTTTATGCCCGTAGCTAATCTCTAAGAGTTCCTTGAGAATTACATACATGCACGTCAACGCCCTAAATTGGGCGGCGACCATGCACGCCAGCGCATACCGGCAAACAGGTGTCAGGCACTGTCAGAATCACCCAAAACCGGTAGCTAGCGGCCTATCGAACACCTGTTCGATACCCCGGAAAGCACGAATTCCAATTCGTAATTCCGGATACGCGAACCGGGTGTCTGCGATGCCCCGTTTCCGGTGTTGTGCCTCCCACCAGGCATGATACCGGTGGGACAGTTGTCAACAATCGGGGGGGTCGCATTCTTAAAATTCTATTAAATATTAAGCTGGACGATTTCAACCTGAAAAGCCCAGGTCAGGACGAAAATTTGTGGCGGAAGTGAACGATTCACTACCCCCCGTTCTTAAAATTCTAATAAATCGCAAGCTGGGTGTTTTCAACCCGGTAAGGCCAGGTGTTCCGCTTGCTTGCGTTGCATGACCGGCAGGCGGGTCGGCAGTTCGCAAGCATATCCGATCCGCCCTTGGATAGCGGCTTGACGTGATCGGTTTCGGTGGCCGGTGTTCCGCACATCCAGCAGTTGCCGCCGTAGTAGTCCCACCGCTGCTTGAGTTGGGCGGGTGTGTAGGGCACTGATGGTGCGGCTAGTTTTCGTGCGCGGCGAATGGCTGCGTGGCACAGAAACTTCGCGTTGATTTCTTGGCGGTTTTCGTTTCGCCATTTGGCGATGCGTTCTCGCCTGCGGTCGGCGTTCTCTGCATCCCACCGTAATGCGGCTTCAATGGCCCTCTCGCGGTGTTCAGGATCGTTCCGGTACCTGTCCCGCATGTAAGCATTCATGCACTCTTTACAGTGCGCTTGAAGCCCATTCCGCGCACGCTTGTATTTGTGGAACTCGCTTGCGTCTTTGTCTGTCATGCACTTGCCGCATGTGTAGACAACCCCGACCCTCATCAGTAACCCAGTTCCCTTATTTGACTTCAGCCTTACACTGGGTGTAAACTTAATATATGAGCCGCTGCCACGGCAACCCAACAGTTAGGAACCGCATGAACAACCTCTCCACAACCGCAATCGTCACCTGGCTCAACAACCACCGCGCCGCAATCGCAGCCGGAATGAACGTCGGCCAACTCGACCGCAACAAAGCCCAACAATTCCGCTTGGAACTCGCCAAACGGGACGCAACCGAAACCTACATCGGCATGGAATCCCCACGGTCTGCCCGACCCGGCCAACTGCCTTTCTAACCCCCGCTTAAACCGCACACACACCCAAGAGACAGGGAAAACGAATGACCTATAACGGACGCGCAATCATGGCCGACGCAGCCACCACCGCAGGCTGGACCGTCGAAACCATGAGCTTCCAGCCCGACCCCGCCGTCGAGTGGGTCGCCTACTACAACGGCACCGAGGTCGACGTACTCATCGCCTGGACACCGGAGAACACCGCACCCTACGTCGCCATTGGCGGCAAGCAGGTACGCGGAATGGGCGCACTGATTGAGGCACGCCGCCGCATCGAAGCCCACGCCTAACCCAAGACCGCAAGACAGGAACACAGCATGAACCGCTGCACACTCACCGTATTCGGCAAGCCCCTCGCCAACATGACCAAACCCAACGCCGACTCCATGCGCGGCCACCTGGCAATCACACCGGCAAGCTGCCGCTGTAACGACTGCCTTGAGTTCTGGAACCGCTGGGCAGCCACGCGGATCGACATTGAAGCCGACCGAATCGCCAGGGATCGCGGCATGGAGGAACCACTGGCTGAGTGGGAACGCGAACTGCTCAGCGAGGCTTTCGGAGTTTAGGAGAAACCAATTGCTTACCCGATTCGACTACTGCCCCGACTACGGGCCAGCCGGTTCCCACTACTACAGCGACGAGGACACCGGCCGGTACACCGGCACCTGCTCATGCGGCTACATCGACACGATGCCCCTGTGTGACGCGGGGACGCTGATCCCCTCTGGCCCAATTGATCCCCCGTTCTGAGAGGAACCACCATGCAGACCGGAATCTACTGCGACCCATCGACCCGCGACTTCTACTACCCGATCCGGCGTGGCATCGGCTACAGCGCAGCACAGCTAAACGAGCGGGTCAAGGTCTGGAAAGGCGCAGGCGGCAGAACCTACGCCGAAATTGTGGTGCGGGAAACGGACGGGCTTGAGCCAGTCGGTTTCTACGGCGACCGGCTTACGTCGATCTGGCTGTCGCAACGCACGATGCTCGACCACATGACCGCCGTCGCGCAAGAACTCTCAAGCCTGGAAAGGCAACTGCAATGAGCAAGCTCGACACCCAGTACTGCCTCGACTGCGAGGAACTGCGCGAGGTAACCCGCGCTTACTTTCACGGGCAGCTATGCCAAGTCTGCCTGTCCGACCGATTGGAAACGGAGAAACCATGACCGCCAACCTCACCATCGCTGACGTGACCGCACTCAACGAAATCATCAACGCCGCCACCACTACCGCCAAAGTCGCATGGGTAAACACAGACGGCGACATTCGATTCGGAACCGCCAGGGCAATCACCGCAGCATGGGGTAATTCTTCCTACATCACAAGCAGCCACGACATTCGGGACGGATACCTGCGGATCACCAGCCGCGAGGGATGGGAAAACTGGCTGATCGTTTCCGACCTCATGGAGTCGTACCACGACGGCCATTTCCGCATCTACGACTGGTAAGGCCGCATGTACTACCTCATCCCGCTAGCCACATTCATCACGTCACTGCTCATCTGGGCAGCAGTAAACCCCAAGTAAGGATTGCTAATGAGCCACCTGAAAACCACCGTCACCCTAGAGACAATCGGCAAGGTCGACGTGTCCACCATCGACCTGTCGGTCAACACCCCGTTCTGGACAGGCTACGAAACCTGCCTGTTCTGGCGCACCCGCGACTCTGAGGTAGTCGAAACCTACGGGTCGTGGGAGGAAGCCCAGGCCGGTCATGCGCGGTGGACAGACCCCGCAGTGCTGGCCGAATGGTTCCTCAACAACGTCCGGTTCGACTGGGTTACATGACCCACCACATACCGGATTAGACAACTGCTTTACAGCTATTGTAAAGTTAATTAAGTAAGCGCGGAACACACCGCGACGATTCAGAGACAGGATCAACCAAATGCCACACGAACTTGAGACAGTCAACGGCACCACGTTCTTCGCGGACAGCCGCGACGACGCATGGCACCAGTTGGGTCAGAAAGTCGGCCACAACATGACCGCCCAGGAAGTCATGGAGTACGCGCACCTTGGCGGGTGGAACGTCCGTAAGGCACCGCTCACCGTTGCCGCTGAGGTCGGTGAGGACGGCGTGCATCCGGAGATTGAAGTGCCGGATCAGTTCGCCGTTGTCCGGACGAATCCCATCACCGCTGCACGCGAGTACCTGGGCGTGGTCGGCTCGGTCTACGACCCGATCCAGAACGAGGCAAACGCGGAGTTCCTGCAACTCCTGTCCGACGAGTTCGGTGCCCCGTTTGAGACTGGCGGTTCCCTCTACGGTGGCCGCGACGTGTTCATCACGATGAAGCTGCCGCACACAATGGAGATTCAGGGTCAGGACGGCTACGTCGACAAGACTGAGTACTACCTGGCCGCGCTGAACAACCACACCGGTCAGTCAGCGTTCCGCGTGATCCTTACGCCAATCCGGATCGTCTGCAAGAACACCCAGCAGGCGGCACTGGCCCAGGCCAAGTCTGTGTGGAAGATTCGCCACACCGAGACTGCCACCCAGCGGGTTGCTGAGGCACGCGATTCCCTGCGGATCACCTGGAAGTCGATTGACCTGATCGACGCGGAGTTCCAGCGCATGGCGGAGATTCCCGTCACGCACCGCGAGGCAACTGAGTTCGCGGAGAAACTGGTCGACCTCGACCGTGTTGATCCGGACGGCTCAGCGGCAACCCGCCGCCGCAATGCGTCGGGGATGATCGTCAACCTGTTCGCTAACTCCCCGACCATCACCCCGGTCGGCGGTACCCGGTTCGCGCTCTACAACGCGGTCACCGAGTACGTCGACTGGTACCAGGGAGTGCGCGGCGTTGGCCCCGACGCAAGCGACAAGGCCAAGCAGGACGCACGCGCCCTGCGGTCGATCCGCGAGTTGGAGTCGTCCTCCACGCTGAAGCAGCAGGCGTTCTCGCTGCTGCGGGTCTAGCACCCAACCCCATCGCCCCGTCACCTACCCAGGTGGCGGGGCTTTCGGGGTAAAGGCACCTTTTCTGCCCGAAAGGAAACCATCATGCGCTCAAGCACCGAGTATCCCATGCTCACCGAATGCCACAACTGCGGCCAAAACTTTGCGGAACACTGCGCCGCCGACGATGCCTGCCCCGCACCCCGATACCGGGGAATGCACGGCGGCTGGGTAGCAGGGCAGCGGTTCCAAAACCTGTTCGCCACACCGGGCAACGACCCCGACTGCGGGTGCGGTCACGGCTTCTTCGCCCACGGCTATCTGGGTAAGTCTTGCGAGGAATGCGAAAGCTGCCCCGCATACACCACACCGGACAACACCTAAACGTCGCCCTACAGGGCTTCTAGGCACCATTACGGAGGACTCATGGACAACCTCACCAGTTACGCGCACTGCTACGCCACCGCGAGCGTCAAGCTGATGGACGCAATCGCCAACCCCACCCAGGCAGCCTTTGAGGTTGCGCTCAAGTGGGCCGTTCGCGCAAAGGCAAGCAGCTATCAGGTCAAGGGGCTGGGCAGCAGGCTCGGTGACGAGTTCGACCTCGCCAATCGGCTCACTGAAGCCGTGTTCGCGGCCGCGCTCTACAACGGCTACCGCATCTAGGCTGAGTAGCCAACCCGCCAACCAGGGGTGATACAGGTGGGGCGGAAGTGGCAGACCGCCCCACCCCACTCACCAAATTCTAATTAATCGCAAGCTGGGCCAATTGGACCCAGCAGTTACAGCCAGTGTAAACTGGATATAACGCGCCAGAGACAGGAGCGAACCACATGATCCGATGCGCCGACCCTTGGAGCCTGTGCGACCGACCCGCACTCGCACGGTTCCGATCAGCAGACAAAGCCCCAGGCTTCAGCTATACGGTGGAACTCTGCGCCCTCCACCTGAAAGAACACTGCGGCGACTTCGCCCATGAGGGCTTTACCGTAGTCCAGTTAGCATCCAGCGGATAGGAGCCGCCAAAATGACTATCAAGAAAATGACAGAGCGAGAAGTATTCCAGCTAGTAGAAGCATCAGACCTGCTGGGCGAGTACGGCTACGAGGACGAGGCAGACCTCATCGCCCGCATCAGCGAGAACGAACAGATTCTTCTCTACACCCCCAATGCCAGCGCGGAGCAGCGGCAAACCGCACGCATCCACCGGCAGCGCGACGTAGAGGACGAATCACTCAAGCTCGCAGAGAAGAACCAGGGCAACGGCGAGTATTGCCGCGCACTCTTTGAGCTAGTGACCGCCCTCAACAACCGGCAGTAACCCCACAGACGCAGCCGCCGCGCCAGACCACAAGTTAGGTGCGGCGGCTGCATTCCAACCGGCCGTGACGGGCTACCATCGCCCGTATGCCCAACAAAGACCCAAACCTTACACAGCTAGAAGAACTCTCCGACGAATACCAAGCCGCCTTAAAGCAGCTAAACAGTATTCGCATTCGGCTAGACGCGCACATACAAGAACTCAAACGGCGCGGATACAGCTACCCCACACTCACAAAACATTCCTGCTTCGCGCAAGGAACAATCCAACTCATCATCGCCAAGGAAGCATGAACGAACTCATCGACCTCGCAACGAAAATCCTCGACCACGCCTGCCCCAACTACGTTGACGGCACCGGCTGGAACCACTACTACATCGAAACCCACTGCGTTGCATGGCGCGTGACAGCACGCAAACGCGACGGCCAATGGGAAATCGACGCTATCTCAGGGGAGGGCTGCTAATGACCAACAACAGCGACTACCACAAACGCAGCGGCTACTACACCCCATTCTGGCGAGATCCCCGGCGCTGGCTGTACTAATTCGCCCGCCAGCTTTACACCCGGCCAGTCAAGCCGCCTTTACATAGGTAGAGGCAAGCGAGAGGAGACAGGAACCCATGAGCGAAACCATCACCCTCGACGGTGACCCCATCACCCTCGCCTACGCACTAGCCAACTACATCCGGCAAGAACAGAAAGGCGAAACCGAATACCTGGAGAAAGGCGACACTGAATACGCCGCCATCTGCACCCGCAACATTAAACGAGCCGCCGAACTGCAAGAACAGATCAGCCGCCACCTCGGATACTGCCACTCCGCTGGGCGCTCAGGCTGTTTCGATCCGCTCCCCCACACCATCTGCGAAATATAAGGAGACAGGAAACCATGAGCCAAGAAGCACTACTGCCATGCTTCAAGTGCGGCAAAACCCTAGAGAACGTCACCCCCAACGGGGAGAACCAGCCCTACGCAGGCACCGAGTTCCGCACAGAGGGCCACTACGGAAGCACCTTCTGGGACTCGTTCGACGGCGAGGAAATCGTCATCAACATCTGCGACCCATGCTTGCACTCACACACCCAGCGGATCGCCCAACACAAGCGTTACCTGCCGGTGCGCTGCGAGGGCATGACCGGCTTCGGGCGGCAATGGGTCGACCGGCCAATGGTTCCCTACACCGGCAACCCCGACAACACCAAAGCCCACGTCAACATCAACGAACTAGGCACCCCAATCAAAGACGTTGAGTGGGTTTCCGACATTGAGGAACTCCGCTTATGGATGGAGCAGAAGAAATGCTTAAAGTAATCGTAATCGCGGCCCTCACAGCCGCTCTCGCGGCCGGAACACCCACAGCCGGGGCCAAACCCTGCCAAGGTGTCTACAACCAGTCAGGATGCCAACCGGCACCCTGGCCGGGACAGATGCAAGACACCTGGAACATACCGGGAAGCTACGGCGGATGGGTAAACACACCAATCGCCTGCAACCCCCGCACCACAAAATGCGAAATGTGGGCACAGCCATAGGAGCAGAAATGACCAACGCCTACTTCAGCAGCAACAACCCCTACCAACTCGCACTACCGGCACCACGCCAACGCCCAACCCCATGCGCGAAAACAACAGACACGCGAGTCACCAAAGAACAACTCGTCAAAGAACTCGCCAAGATGGTTGCGCGGGCAGACCGCTACGAACAACGCGAAACAACATCGGCCACCGAGGTCGAATCGTTCATGTACTGGTCGGGCTACAAAACCGCGCTCTACGACCTCATCAACACCATTGAGGGCGGAACGCACACAGAGAACTACCACGCCGTAGTGGTAGACGCGACCGAATGGCCCCAACTAGAGCAGGTCGTGACCTACGCCGCGAAAGAAAGCATGAGCATCGAACTCGCGGTCCGCGAGTTAGTCAACATCGCGGTCGACTGGGAAGAAAACCTTGGTGGCTAAACACGAAAGCCCCGCTTGCATCGCAGGCGGGGCTTTTCGTTTACAGAAAGACGCACCCGGCCGCTGTCAGAGACAGGTAGACCAGCGGCCAGGTGCGCCACTCAAATCATACACGGCTAACCCTTGCAACCACTTCCATGATTGTGGCAATGGGTATTACCGTGCTTCCGATCACACAGGCCGCAATGACATTCGCAGCCAGGGATCACTTCTCTACTTCTTCGTCCTCATCGACCTCGACCGCCTCGTCAACGGCCACAACCTCATCAACCTCGACAACTTCCTCGTCATCGAACTCATCGACCTCAACCTCGCCAAGACCCTCGTACTCGACCTCGACCTCAGCCTCAACAGCCGCGTCCGGCACAATCGCGTCAAGCGCATCAGCGATAGCCTGAAGCCCCGACAGATCAACCTGATCCTCAACACCGGCCCCAACGACCTGAGCCTCAACCTCAGCCAAACGGCCGACGATCTCATCGCGGACCTTAGTCAGTTGGGCCACAACCGCGTCAACAACACTCTGAACAGCAGACAACACATTTCCTTTCAATAACCAAGCAACACCAACTAACACCACAACGGAGTTAGCCCAAACGAATAACCACAAGCCCCAACCAGGCATCACTTACACGCCACCGATCCAGCCGCCGCCAACTCATGAATCTGAAGCTGATAACGCTTCCGGAACTCACGCCCACACAACGGGCACATATGCCACTGCTTAACCGGATTCAGAACCGGACACGTCGAATCCCAAGCGACCACTACTCGTAGCCCCCACGATCGCCGTCCTCGTATTCCTCACCGGAATCCTCAAAAGCACGCATCATCTGATAAACCATCGGAGCCAACACAGACGCACGCGCCCACTCAATCAACTCCAAAGCTTTAGCAGGCTCAATCTCACTGCCGTCATTCGACTGCGAAACGTCATAAACGTGAATATCGCCGTTAGCATCTAGCGACTGCACGATGCGTAGCTCCGCGATCATTATTTCTTGATCGCTAATCACACCGTCACTCATAAAAACTCCCTTTAAAACCAGTCGCCCGACGAAACGAACTTCTCCCGAGTCGGCCCATCACCGGCACCCTTAATCTGATTGCAACGCAAATGCGTAGAACGGAGATTCTTCTTAGAAGTGAGCAAGGGAGAACCGGCCGGAAGCTGCTCAACCGGAACAACGTGGTCGGCAGACGCAGACCAAGGATTCGGCTTCTTCTGGTGTCGACACTGATCCCCACAAGACGCGGGAATCTCATGGGCGAACTCAACCGTGTAGCCCCTAGTGTCAACCTTGCAGCAGATGGGCTTCAGGGATAGATCAATCGCGTCGAAACAGATCGCGCAGATTTGCGACTCCCTAAGAACCTGGCGGCGGGCGCGGAGGTACTGCTTCTCGCGCTGCCCATGCCCCAGCTTCTTCCTTACGTTTCCCGGCACTCAAACCCACCAAACTGCTCAAGCTCATCCACAGACAAGCCCGTAAAAACCGCCATATGGTTCGCCATAGCGTCACAGTCGTAGCAGCGGGTCATTTATCGTCCCGGTGGCTTGCATCGCCCGTATAGCGTCCTGTGGCCGCTTTATGCATCAGTTGGCAATACCCTTCGGCCTCATCCTTGGACATATAGCGGCCAACGAGTTTCACACACCTTGTCCAATCGCCGGGAGTGTTCCACGCGATCTTGAGCTAAAGGGAGCCGGAACCAGTAAGCCAGTAACGGCGCAAACGCTCCGCGTTCCCGTCACCTGGGCTTGTATCTTTTCCAGCAGTCATATGGCATCACCCCCAAAATTGAATTAATTCACCTAACTAATAAGTGAAGTCAACACAGGCGGCTAACTTCACTTGGGTCACACCGGGCGTAAAAGCTCCCTGTTCGCAACAAGCTCTGACTTGGCAGATCGCATCCAACCACCACAATCAGTGCAAACCATTCGCTTATACCGCGTTGTAGTTGTGTACGCCCACCCTCGCTGCTGAATACGTTCGCCGCCGCACCGCGCACAACAAACCAGCGATTCATCACCACTGGCGTGCAAGGGAACATTAAGACCGTCAATCCAGGGCAGCAGCCGCTCAAACAACTGGGCAGTCACCTTGCAGTCCTGACGGCAATAGCGAACCATCCTTCGCTGGGCGGCATCACGGTCAGGGCTATTCGGATCAAGAATGCTTTTCCAAGTTTTGAAGCCACCTGGATCAGCCTTCAAATCCAACCCCAACGCTTCACACACATACGCCAACTTGTTTGACGGGAACCGAAAATTCTTCTTCACAACCCGTAGCAAATCTATCGAACGATACGGGCTTGGCGGCGGCATCCCGGCCCGCGCAAAAGCACCTTTAACGTGTTTGTCGTCAAAGCCGATCTGGTTGTAGCCAACAATGTAGTCAGCCTCATCCATCATTTCCCAAAGGCACTTCAACATGGAATCGTAGCTGTCCCACGACGCATGGGACTTGATCTTGTTTGAACCAATCTCGGTGGCGGCAAAGCATAGTATGTCTTGCGGCTCGACAATCTGGCTTATGCCGATCTGCTGGTCGAAAAGACCCCAAGAGTAAACCAAATTGGGGCTTGTCTCAATGTCGTAGCAGATTATCTTAGGGGACAAGAGATTAACCTCTTTCCGCTTCCCATTTAGCAAGGTATTGGGCCGCTGACATTGCCCGTTGAGGACTATCGCCTAGATGCCCAATGCCAAGGTTGCATCCTGAACACAGAAGCCCGCGAACACACTTTCCGCAACTGCCAACACCAGGGCAGCACTTGTGATCGTGGTCGATTTGTATGCCATTGCCAAAATCAATCGGAGTTTCACAAATTGCACAGCCGCCCGCTTGGGATCGCAAAATCTCAGCAAATTCTTTTTTAGAGAGTCCGTAGAGATTTTCAGCCCTCCATTTTGACATGCGGGCACGATCACACCCTTTGCAGCTTCCGGTGAGCTTGTCCATCGTTCCCTTAACTGAGTAGAAGGAACTCTCGGGTAGCCACTTATGGCAGCTAATGCACTCTTTCTGCCCCTCAGAGTCGCGCACCATGCAATGACCTTTGGGACGCTTTGGGCGTGGCGGGAGGTTCAATTCTCGACCGTTTAACCAGCGGTCATAGTGCATCGCGCACAGGTTGCGAGATAACGTGCGCTTGCCGCAACCGTCGATCCCGCAAAAGTCCGATAGTTTCTTTTCCGGCCCAGTGGAAAGCACAACATTCGGGTCGCCGTGTTGACGCAATCTCGCGTAGTGCTTTCCGCAGAAACCGCGAGATTTATGTTTCCCGTCGCAGTTATCTACTTTGCAAACCCGCAATTGTCCCCCTGATCCTTTCGGGGAAAAGTATTCTGCGTTGATAAACCAGTCGCAGCCCTGGATTCCCCCACGTTGAAGTCCCAGGCGAGAACTAAGGCCAGCCGCCGCGCAGCGTTAAGTGAGGAACTGACCGCTCAAACCTGGGACTGCCACGCTACGGACCCAAACCCGACCCCAAAGTGCCGGGGCTAATGGGGAGCGTGGCAACCCTGAAGTAAAATCCCCAGGAATTTTCTTCAAGAATGATGGGCAATGCTGACCTGTCGCCGCTTTTCGCAAATAGCAACAATAGTAGATCGGCCGGTAACAACAAGCCCAAACAAAAACCCGCTCCCATTAGGAGCGGGTGGTAATCTTGAATTGGGCATAAAAGTGCCCACAACCAACGTAACACGTTACTTTAAACAAATCAAGCTAATTCAACGAATTAATTACACGTTGATCCTTGCGGAAAGAATGTCACCCAACCGGTACAAGTAGGAGTTACCTAAACGGCCGCGTGAAGAAACACCATTGCGGCGGATAAAGGCCCGCAATGCGGCCCCGCTTATCCCGTAGCGTTTCTCTACGTCCCGCGTGGTGACAAGCTCATCGGGATCAGCGACGGTGTTGTCGCATACCCAGCCCTGGCCGACGTAGACCATTTGTTCGTCTAGCTCGCGGCAGTAAGCGGGGTCTACTTCAAGTAGGCGTTTACGGTATTGGTCAACCATCCACCGTAGAACGTCAGTCATTGCCGGAACTCCAACTCAGCATGATCCGGCAATTCCCGACAGCTATCTCAATGCGCGGGTCACCTTCGGTGAGTGATTCCACTACCGCCATGACAAGCCGTTCTTGGAGGTCACTCATCGTCGGCCTTCCATTCGGTGACGTAGCGGTGCCGCCAATCTCCTTGCCAATCGTGGCGCGTGGAGTATGGGCGGTCTCGTTCTTCCTTCATCCCCAATTCGCGGATCACCGCGTCGGCCACATGCTCAGCCCAATCTTCCTGTACCTCAATCTCAAGGTTTGGATCACCGCAGCATGTGCCGTCCCACTTGTCAGGGTGCGCCATCAGTACGGCGGCGATACGGGTGCGAAGGTCACTCATTCTCAAACCGCCAATCAGTAACCCAACGAGTCAAATAGCCGCCCTCGTAAGACTCAACCCGCAAACCCAACTCGGCAATCACCGCGTCAGCGCACCACGCAACTTCCCCCGGCCGCATCGCCGGAACGAAATCCCTCAACACCTCGGCCACACGGTCACGCAAACCGTGCTCATTCGCCTCGCGGCCAGCCATGCCCAGCTTTCCTCTCACCGTCAGTCCAATAGTCCCGCAGATTCCCCGAATAGCGGCTGTGCCGCCGCCAATCGAAACGGCCGGAATGCTTACCCCTGGCCGACTTTCGATCCTGCACACGATCCTGCACAAACATCAGGGCCAGAAACACGCCAACCGCTAAGTTCAACCCCAACCAGATCGCAACAACCACGCACAGGTGCGTCAATCTTCTTCCCAGCCGTCGTCATGCTCCCCCGATAGAAGCTGGTACCAGTAGCCGCCGAAATAGGCGAACACACCAACACCGGCCAAGATCAAAGAACCAA